CCAGCACTGTTACGGCTAATGCTTTCAAAGCAAGCGGTCCTTACGCGTTACAGGTTACTGGTCTGGAAGTTGGCTCCGGGCCAACGTCCTACACTCAGTACCCCGCTATATGTAATCCATCTTATGGATCTATGAACTTCTATTGTCAGCATATACCCGGTACTTCAGTTAAGTGGATTATGTCTATTGCGAGTGCTGGCTCCTTTGCATTTGATGGCAGCGGCAATGGCTATGCGCCCGCGTCGTGGATCAGCCTCTCCGACCTTCGCGTCAAGACCGACATCAAGGAAATCAAGTCGGCCCTCGAAAAAATCGGCAAGCTCACCGGCTGCACCTACGAGCGCACCGATCTGCACAATTTGGACGGCACTCGGTCCATGCATGCCGGTCTGATCGCGCAGGACATTCAGGCGGTGCTGCCCGAAGCCGTGTTCGAAGACAAGACGCCGGATGGAAAGATATTTGGCGAGGACGAGCCGGGCAGGCTGTCCTACGCAACAAACGGCGTCGTGGCGCTGCTGGTCAACGCCGTCAAGGAACTGACGGCGCGCGTCGAGGCGCTGGAAGCGGCTGCTGCCCCGGCGCCAGCCAAGACAAGGAGAAGCAGATGATCGACCGCGAGTTCTTCTTCGACACCGTCCGCGATGAGCTTTTCCCTAACGGGATGGCGCAGTCTCAGGTGGACGGCATGAACAATCTGCTCAACATCTGGGAGACTAATTACGCCGCCGCCAACCCGCGCGACGGCAAGATGTGGCTGTCCTATGGGCTGGCGACCGTCTACCACGAGAGCGCGCAGACCATGCAGCCCATCGAGGAATACGGCAAGGGCGAGGGCCACAGCTATGGCGAGCCGGATGGCCCCTACGGCCAGTGCTATTACGGGCGCGGCCACGTTCAATTGACGTGGCTCGAAAACTACGAAAAGGGCGAGGCGGTCTTCAAGGAGAAGTTCGACCGCAACGTGCCGATGGTCAAATATCCGCATCGCATGCTGGAGGAGGAAACTTCGGCGGTGATCCTGTTCGAAGGCATGATCGACGGCTGGTTTACCGGCGTCGGCCTGCCCGATTTCTTCAGCGCCGAAGAGGGCGAGGAAGACCCCTACAACGCCCGCAAGATCATCAACGGCCTCGACAAGGCCTCGACCATCGAGGGCTATTACTGGCAGTTCAAAGGCGCAATTCGAGATGCGGAAAGCAGTGTTTAATGGATCGGTCGTCGTCGCCGTCCTGACTGCCGCAGCCAACGGATCAATCGAGTGGCCGGGGGTTCTTGTCACGCCTGAACACATCGAGCAGATCCAGAAGGTGCTGTTCGCCGCCTTGAGCGTCTGGGCGGTTGCATTGCCCTTTATCCTGAAGGCGAGCAATAATATCGACGACCGGGCGAAGACCCGCAAGGAGCCGTGATATGGCGACAACCTCCGGCGTGACGCCGCTCACCTATGACAGCTATCTCAAGAACCTGTCCGTCCTCGCCGTGATCAACGTCGATACGTCGCCCGGCCTTGGAACATTCGCGGTCGATCCAAATTTCAACGCCATCATCCCGCAGATGCTCAATTATGCCGAATTGAGGATTCAGCGCGACCTCGACCTGATGCCGCTCCAGACCGTCAATAACACCTACATCCTGTCGAACGGAGGCAACCTCATCCAGATATCGGTGAATGATTTTGTGACCGTCCAGAACATCATGCTGGTCAATGGAACGGTCAAAAAGCACCTCGTGCCGATCTCCAAGGAATTCATCCAAGAGGTCTACGCCGACAGCGGAGTAACCGGACTCCCCCGGTATTTCGCGCCCTATGGCGGCGACGCCGCGACCAGCGGCAACACATGGATGACGTTTATCGTCGGCCCATATCCCGATAAAAACTATCCGCTCGAAATCGTGGGCTCGACCCGCATGATCAGTCTGGCTTGGTATGCGAATTCCTCGCTGTCCTCGACCGGGACAACCTTTATTTCGACCTTCCTGCCCGATCTGCTGCTGATGGCGAGCATGGTCTACATTTCCGGCTATCAGCGCAATTTCAGCGCCGCCAGCGACGATCCCAACATGGCGGTCAATTACGAGAAGCAATATCAGGCGCTGCTGAAGGGCGCGATGGTCGAGGAGGCGCGCAAGAGGTTCCGGGCGTCGGCATGGTCCTCAGAGGCTCCGGCGCCGGTCGCCGCGCCAGTGAGGGCATGACATGGCTCATCAGACCTTCAAGATCCGCCCCGGCGTCGAGGTCAACGAGACGCCCGTTCTCAATCAGACGGCCATTTCCGACTGCCAGTTAATCCGGTTCAAGTACGACTCTCAGGGCGGCGGACTCGTCGAGAAGCTCGGCGGGTGGACGAACTTTGCTCCGGCGGTCAACGTCACGGCTCCGCCGCGCGCCTTGTGGGCGTGGGAAGATCTCGACGCCGATTCTTGGTTCGCCGTGGGCATGGAGTCGAACCCGATGCCGCTCGGCGAGGCCAAGCTCGTCGCTTATTCCGAAGATGAGCAGCCCGGCCAGACCGGCCCCTATGACATCACGCCACTCTATCTGGCCGACGATTCCGGCGTCAATTTTCAGACCGTGGCTGGGAGCCCGGTCGTCACGATCATCGACACCAACATTCCAGCCTTGTCCATTTACGACACGATCTACATCACGGAACAGGTGGCGATTGGCGGCCTCGTCCTATTCGGCCAATATCCGATCTACGCCTTTGTCACCGCCGGTAAGATCCAGATCGTCGCCAAGGATCTCCTCGGCCATGTCATTCCGGCTGTCGCGAGCGCCGGGCCGGGCGCTGGCGTAGTTCCCACCATCTCCACGACAGCGGGGCTCGCTACCGCGACCGTGCATCTTCCGGCCCACGGCTATGCGGCCGGAGGCGTCTTCACGGTCCTCGTCGCGTCCACGCACGGCGGCGTGACCTTGCTTGGTGATTACGACATCATTTCAGTGCAGGGCGTTGACGACTTTACCATCGCCATCCCCACGACAGCGCCAACCACGCAGACGAACCAGCCGATAAACAGCGGCAACGTCCGGCTGCTCTACAACATCGGCGGCGTCCCAGCCACCAGCGCCACCGGCTACGGCGTCGGCGGCTATGGCGTCGGCGGCTACGGCACCGGCCAGACCGTGGCGGTCAACCCCGGATCTAAAATTCCAGCAATGGACTGGGCGCTCGACAACTGGGGAAAGACGCTGCTGGTCTGCCCTGAAAAAGCCGTCATCGCTGGCGTTGCAGTGTCCGGCATTTATGAATGGACGCCGGACGGAGGTCAGGTGCTGGCGCAACTGATTCCAGAAGCGCCGCCGGTCAACGATGGCTTCTTTCTCGCCATGCCGCAGCGCCAGATCGTGGCGTGGGGCTCCAGCTTCACCGGCATCCAAGACCCGCTGCTGATCCGCTGGTGCGACATAAACGATTATCATACTTGGGTGGCGACGATCACCAATCAGGCGGGCTCCTATCGGCTCCCCAAGGGCTCAAGGATTGTCGGCGCGCTGCAAAGCTCGCAGCAGGCGGTCATCTGGACCGATATCGCCGTGTGGTCGATGCAGTACATTTCGCAGCCCTACATCTACGGGTTCAACGAGATCTCTACCGGCTGCGGCCTGATTGCCCAGAAGGCCTGCGGCACGCTGTTTGGCGTCACCTACTGGATGAGCCAATCGCAATTCTTCAAGCTGGGAGGCGGAGGCGTCGAGCCGATGCCATGCCCGATCTGGGACATAATCTTCCAGAACCTGAACAAGAACCAACTCGACAAGATCCGCTTTGCGCCCAACTCACAATTCAACGAGGTCGCTTGGTATTATCCATCGGCAGGCAGCGTCGAAAACGATTCTTACGTCAAGTTCAACGTGACCCTTGGCGTGTGGGATTTCGGCAGGCTGGCGCGGTCGGCTTGGATCAATCAGAGCGTCCTCGGCCCGCCGATTGGCGCTGACCCGGTGGCCCTGAAGATTTATCAGCACGAGACATCGACCGACGCGGCCGGACAGCCGATGGTGTCATGGTTCAAAACCGGATTTTTCGCCCTCTCCGACGCCGATGTGAAGACCTTCATCGATGAAGTCTGGCCCGACATGAAGTGGGGCTATTATGGCGGGCAAGCGAGCGCCACCGTCAATCTGACCTTCGGCGTCAAGGATTTTCCAAGTCAAAACGCCTTCCTCGTCGGCCCGTTCAGATTGACGCAGAGCGTCGATTTCATCTCGCCGCGCGTGCGCGGGCGGCTGGTTCAGATTTCGCTCGAGAGTCACGACCTCGGCACCTTCTGGCGGACAGGAGGCATGCGCTACCGGGGGAGCCCCGATGGCCGGTATTAGTCATCACCTCCTGCTCGACGCCTCCTTGGTGTGCATCGCTATCGTCCTGCTCATGTTCTTGTTCACGCAAAAAAGGGACTGATCGATGGACGCATCGATGAATGACATGCTCACGGCCATCAAGAACATCGTCACGGCGATCAATGATCAGTCGCGCCAGACGCTGTTGATTGCCGGTTCACAGGTCGCGGAAGGGCTGGCGTCCACCACGGGCGGCATGGTTCTCACCGGGTCCGGGCGGCTGGTCAACATCAGCGTCGTCACGGCAGGCTCCGGCGCGGGCGAAGTTCACGACACCAACGTCGCCACAAACATGACCGGGTCAAACTTTCTTTGCGTCATCCCTGCGGCTGTCGGCATCTATGCCATCAACATGCCGTTCAATCTCGGCATTGCCGTGAAGACCGGAACCGGACAGGTGATCGCCATCAGCTATTCCATCGGCAACGTCGCCAGAGGAGGGCAGTGATGCCCCTGATCAAATCGGGCAGCAAGGCTGCGATCTCGAACAATATCTCCGAGATGATCCACGCCGGTCATCCGCGCGATCAGGCGATTGCCGCCGCCATGGACACCGCGCGCCGCGCCACGCGCGATTTCGGCGGTTCAATGCCGCTCGGCAAGCCGCGCGAGCTACAAGGCCTCCAGCAGCTTCAGAAACTGCCCGGCGCGCCCTCGGCGAAGGTTCACACCGGCCCAATCCATTCCACCGTTTCTGGGCGCACTGACCACCTTCCTGTTCACGTTCCAAGCGGCTCCTACGTCATTCCGGCTGATGTAATTTCCGGCATGGGCGAAGGAAACACCATGGCCGGTTTCAAAATCCTGAAGCGGGTGTTTTCCGGCCTGCCCTATGGCGGCGGCAAGCAGCCCTACGGCGCCAAAGGAGGCCCATATGGGCGAGGAAGCAATCCTTACGACAGCGACTTGGGAAAGCTGTATGGCTCATCAATCTCTGGTCACGCCAAGGGCGGAAAAACCGGGTCGGATGTCAAAGTCGTGGTTGCGGGCGGCGAATTCACGCTCACGCCTCAAGAGGTGCTGAAGGCTGGCGACGGCGACATGGATCGCGGTCATCGCGTCCTCGACGACTTCGTCAAGCAGATGCGAGGTCATATTGTTCGAACAATGAGCAAACTACCGGGGCCAAAACATGATTGAGGGGAGCCGCGTGAACGACTCCCCTGTTTGCCATGCCAAGCCCCGCCTTACCACGCCCAACCAAGCCGTGCCACGCCAAGCCATCCTCTCTTTGGATGCGGAATGAGACAAAAATGAGGATCAGATAGTGACTGAGATATATCAACCGCCAAAGAAGATTTTCCCTGTGCGGTACGGCGTCCCGGAAGATGTTCATAATTTCATGGACCTGTGCCTCTTATGCACACAAGAAAATGGTCTGGCTGAAATGAACGTCACCAAGGTTCTCAGCGAAGTCTGGGCGTCGTTGCATCATGATCGCGGAATCATTGGCGTGATTGGAGATCCGGGCAAGATCGAGGGCGGCGTCATGCTGCGCATCGATTCGCTTCCTTACTCGGATTCTCCTGTTCTGGCGGAAAGAGCAATTTTTGTTCATCCAGATTACCGCTGGTCAAAGGGTAGCGGCGTCGGCGGCGGCCGGGCGATGCGTCTTTGTGAGTTTGCCAAGAATTGTGCTAATTCTCTTGATCTACCGCTGTTGATTGGGGTTCTGAGCAACCACCGGACAGCGGCCAAAATAAAATTTTATGAGCGGGTTTTTGGTCAGCCAAGCGGCGCATATTGGCTCGTTAATTCGAAGACGGGCCTTAAACATGAAGCGGCGGAGTAGGTAAAATGGGTGGCAAGACTCAGCAATCATCTTCGCAAGTCTCGATACCTCCTGAAGTGCTCGCTCGCTATAATAGCGTCAACGCTCAAGCTCAAAATGTCGCTGCGACGCCGTTCCAGCAATATTCGTCAGATCCGAATGCTTTTGTCGCGCCGCTCACCACCGCGCAGCAGGCTGGCATCCAGCAGACGGGCCAGTACGCCAACGCCGCGCAGCCATGGCTCCAGCAGGCCGGAAACATGACGATGGCGGGGTCCGGGGCCGCGACGCCGGGCGCGCTCGGCGCTGACCAGATCAACCAGTATATGTCGCCATACACAGCAGGCGTCACCAACCAGATGACGCAATTGATGAACCAGCAGGCCCAGACCGCGCAATCGGGTCAGATGGGCAACGCCATCAAGAGCGGAGCTTTCGGCGGCGACCGCGCTGGCGTGGCGGCGGCCAACCTTCAGGGCCAGAATGCGCTCGCCTACGGCAACGCTATGGCTCCGGTTTTGCAACAAGGTTATAACACCGCGCTCCAAACCGCAGGCCAGCAGCAGCAACTCGATTATGCGTCTCAGCAGGCCAACCTACAGCGCCAGATGGCGGGCGGCCAGCAGATGGCTGGCCTAGGCATGAACGCCCAGCAGGCGGGCCTCGCAGGCGCGCAGGCGATGATGGGCGCGGGTCAGATGCAGCAGCAGACCCAGCAGGCGGGCCAGAGCGCGCTCTACAACCAATATCAGCAGCAGCAGAGCTATCCCTTCCAAGTGATGTCGTTCCTAGCGAACATCGCGGAGGGGACCGGCGCGCTGTCGGGACAAACAACGAACACAACCCAGCCCGCGCCGTTCTTCTCCGACCGGCGCCTGAAGGAGAACGTCAAGAAGATCGGCACCGCCAAGAACGGCCTGCCGATTCATTCCTTCAACTACAAGGACGATCCGGACAAGCTCACCCGGCTCGGCTTCATGGCCGACGAGGTCGAGAAGAAGCACCCGGAGGCGGTGGGCCTCGCTGGCGGCTACAAGACGGTCGATTACAAGCGCGCGGCCAGATCTTACGGCGGCGGCCTTGTCCCCATCGAATCTTCCGGCGGCAGCGTCACCGACTTCGATCAGGGCGCGGCCTATGATCGCGGCGGATATGGCGACGGCGGAGGTCCGAATATTCAGGATTTGCTCAAGCAGCAGTCCCAGTCATATGCCCCGATTACCGGAGGCGAAGAGCGTGACGTGACCGCAGGCCTGCCCGGCAAAGCCAAGAAGGGGCTCGCCGCCGCGTCACAAGGCCAACCGCGTCAGCCGCTGAAGCCAGCACAGGCGCCGGGTCAGCAGCCAAGCGCCCTGTCACAGGTTTCTCAACTCGGCCAGCAGGCCAAGAGCCTAGTCGATACCGGCCAGAAGGGTTGGGCTGGCGCGCAGGCTCTCAACAAGAACTTGTCGCAAGACACGGCGCCACAGAAAGATGCTCCTGTCACCCCAGCCGCTCCGCCTTCGCAGGATGTTCCCACTGCTGCGCCGCCCGCGCCCATTGTGAATCCAGACACGCCAGCGCCAGAGCTTGACAACGCGCGCGGCGGTCTGATCCCGCGCCACGGCTACGCCACCGATGGCGAAGTCCAGCCGTCCGGCGTCCCGGCAATGGTGCAGACTTCCGTCCCGTCGAACCTGTTGGCTGAGACGAAGGAATATCAGCAGGGCCGCGACGAGGCCCAGCAGGCGCAAGTCCGCGCCAACAATGTGCAGGACCAGCAGCGCGCCAACCTCGCCTCGGCAGGCATCAGCGCCACGCCGGACATGACGCCCTTCGGCCAGATGATGGCGGCGCGCGGCTTGCAGAATTCAGCAAAGGTCTACGGCGCGCCCGGCGGCTATTACGACCCGACCAATGGCGGCTCGATGTTTGGCAGTCGCGGCGGCCTGATGGGCCGCAGCCATTTCGAAAGCGGCGGCGACGCTCCCTACGAGGGCGACACCGGCCCCGGCGGGCTCGACATCCCGGTCGATCAAAGCTGGCGCGAAGACAAAAAAGAAGAAGACGCCATGGCGCCCAAGCCTCCGCCCAGCAGCGGCGGCAGCGGAGCCAGCGATGCGCTTGGCGCGATCAAGGGAATCGCCGGACTCGCGACGATGTTTCTCGGCACTGGCGGCCTCGCTGGCCGCCGCAGGCGCGAGGACGGAGGCGAACTTAAATCCGATCTTCCCGGCCTGCCGCCAGATGAAGGCGGCCCTCCCGATTCTGTGGCGGCTCCGGCGGCTCCGCAGAATTCCGGAACGCCAGAGCGTAGCTGGTGGGATAATCTGTGGGGCGGCGGCGATCTTAAATACATTCCCCCAGCAGAGCAGCATGCTCCCAACGATGATCTTGACCCGCGCGGACCCGGTGGCGCATGGGCGCCATATGGCGCAAAAGAAACCCCTGCGCCATTGCCTCCGCCGCGTCCGGCCGGGCTGGTCGCCGCCCAGCCCCATGAACGCGCTGTCGCCACGGATATGCCTGAGCGCCAGCACAAGGCGACTGGTGTGGCTCCGCGCGAGGCGCAGGCCAGAGCAGAACAACCGAGAGGACGCCAGCCCATCATGATGATGGCGGCGCCGGAAGGTGGAGAAAAACTCCAGCCCGGTTATCACGGCGACTTTTTTGAAAACTGGGGCCGCGCCGATGGCGGCCGGATCTATCGCGATGACGGCGGCGCCCTTCAGTCGGATCTTCCCGGCCTCCCGGAGGACGAGGGAGGCCCGCCAGCGCCCAAGGAGCCAGTCTCTGAGCCTGAGCGCCCCAACCTTAGAGATGCGCCTCTGCCGCCCGTTAAACCCGCTGGTCTGGTTCATACAGGCATGGGCAATGGCCCCTTCCAAGATGTCGATTCCGAAGGGAATGTGATCGACAACAAAAATCTTCCTGAAAGCCCGCGCGCGCCGCCGGTTCGCCCGAAGACGCTTGCCCAAGCCGCTTCCGCGCATCCGAATCCGCGCGAATTCACGGCCGAGACTTCCTCTGCTGGCGAGGGCGAACCTATCGCCTTGGAGAGCTTCAGCGGCATTGAAAATCAGCCTCGGCTGAAGCCTGCCGACATTCCGGCAAAAGTTCCGGAAGCGACCGGCGTCGTTCCTCCTGCCAAGGTAGAGCCTGTTGAGCCGGTAAAGGTCGAGCCTGTCAAGACTGCGCCCGTTGCTCCGACCGGCGTGGTCGCGCCTGTCAAGGCGGCTGCGCCTGTCGAGCCAGTCAAAACCGCGCCTGTCGCTCCGACCGGTGTGGTCGCTCCGGTTGCAAAAACTCCTCTCGATGTCAGCGTCCCCCTTGGCGCTGGCGTTCTGCCTCCGGGGCTGCACAAGGACGCCAGCGGCCACTTCGTCAATGACGCTGGCGGGGTCTATGACGAAAATTATTATAAGGATGGCGTCCAGTACACGAACAAAAACGGCGTCTGGACGCGAGGCCCGGAAGCGAGGAAAGAGGAAGGAAAAAGCGCGCAGGAATATGCGGACGAGTCTGCCGCCAAGGCGCAAAAGCCCGAAGTCGCAGCGCCGGTCGCGCCTGCTGGCGGCGTTGTCCCTCCTGAATCCAAGCCGGTTGCACCCGAAGCCAAGACCGCTCCGGCCGTTGCTCCGCAGTCGGCGGCTCCGGCCAGCGACGAGGCTGAATCGTGGCGTCGCGGCATCAAGCACGTCGAGAGCAATGGCGGCAACTATACGATCTTGGGTCCGGTGATCACCAAAGGCATGTATAGGGGCGACCGCGCCTATGGCGCCTATCAGATGATGGGCCGGAATATTCCGTCATGGTCGAAGGAGGCTCTTGGCTATTCGCTCACGCCGCAGCAGCTTCTCGCTCGCCCGGATTTGCAGGACAAGATCTTCGACTTCCGCTTCGCGCGCGACGTGAAGAAATATGGAAGTCCGCAAGACGCGGCGTCGGTTTGGTTTACCGGACACCCCTTGAGCACCGCCGGAAACAGAAGCGACCAACTTGGGACGACTGCGCGCGGATATGCCGCCAAGTTTACCCAAGGCATGAACGGATCTTTCGTCGATCAGGCTGGCCGCGTGGTCAGGCGCGCCGGACGCGACCTCGCCACCAGCGCTGAAAATGTCGGCAGCACGGTCAAGAGCGGCGCCGAAAGCCTCGGCAGCGCCGTCAGGGGCGGTTTTGATGCGGTCGGCAACATTTTCGGTGGCGGTGGCGGTGGCGGAAAAGGCCAGCGTAATTTTCAAGCCAACGCGGCCGATCAGGGTCAAAGCGGGAAGGGCGGCGATCAGAACTGGGGCCAACAGGCCGGAAACTGGTTTGGGCAGAACCAAAACTGGATGATTCCTCTCCTGACCGGCCTAGGCACGATGGCGTCGAGCAATTCGCGTTACCTCGGCTCCGCAGTCCTGCAAGGCCTCGGCGGCGGCGCGCAGGCTTATGGCAAGCAGCAGGCCGATCAGGCTAACATCCAGAACGTGGCCGCCCACACCGCTTACACGAATGCGCAGCAGGGCAACCTCGATCAGGACACCGCCAACCGGATGATCGACAACCAGCGCAAGGCGATGACATCGACCTTTGGAACCATGGGTCAGGTTTATTGGACGCGCGACGAAAAGACGGGAGCCATGCAGCCAATCCCGGTCGGGCAATACGAGGAAATGCAGCGGAAAGGCACCGCGCCTCAATTTGTCTCTCCGCCGCAAGTCGGCACCGCGAACACCGGGGCGTCGCCCGGCGTCCCAGCCGTCAACCCGCCTGTTATGGGACCGAATGGTCAACAGGTCTTTAGCGGCCACCCAGTCGCACCGGGCGCCGTAGCGCCCGGCGGAGCCGGGGCTCCCGCTCCTGTTCCTGCCGTGGCTGGCGCTGGGACTCCCGCCCCCGCTCCCGCTGCTGGGGCCGAAGAAAAACCTGTTGGCGCCGGGGCTCAAATCGAAACAGCCAAAGAGGCTCGCGAGACGGGTGCTGGCGGGGCTGGTGTTGGCGCCGCAGCCATTACAGGCAGGACAAGTGGGGTTGAGGCTCCTCCCCCGCCTCCGGCTGTGGAGATTGATCGTCAGGGGGTGAATTACTCTGGCGACACCAGCACCGCGTCGCATCGCTATAATCGGTTCGACCCGACTCAGAAGGTGTATACCGATCAGGGAGACGCTGATTTTAAGAAGGTCGATCAGGCCGCCAATGACGCGCAAACTCGCGCCGGATTGCAGCAGAAGATGATGAAGGTGTCGTCTGATGTCCTTCAGAATAGGGGCTGGATGAGGACTGGACTCGGAGAAAGCACGCGCCGGGATATTTTTGAACTGATCAATAGCGCTCCGACGCTTTGGGGAGGCGGCATCAGTGAAAAGGCCCAAAAGACCATCTCTGATCACCAGCTAATGGAAAAGCTCTCGACCATACAGGCGCAGCAGCAAACAGCGGGTCATCCCACCAACGATATGTTCAACGCGATGAGACAGGTCGCTAACCCAAATCCCTCTCAACAGGGAAAGACCGTTGCCGATTTGGTTGCTAGTTCTATCGTGGAAGATACAAAGAACAGAGACAAAAAGGCGTTCTATACCAAGTATGGGTCTGAGAACAGAGGAAGTTTCTATGGAGCTTCCGACCGATTTGCTAAAGACAATCCAGAAGGAAATTACAGCTTAATGAAAGAACATCTCTCAAAGTTGCTTGAAAAGCATCCTGAGAAGGTGGCTGAATATATCCTTCATGCTCCAAAAACTCCAAAAGAGAGCAAGGCATGGAGCGATAGCGTTTTCGGTAACCACGAAGGCCGGAAGACTAAATATGTTCCGGGATTTGGCCGCGTGTTCACGGGAGAATAAAGATGGGTGTCAACGATCCGGCCCCAGACCTCGATAGCGAGACGCCTGCGGTTGCGGCTCCTCCGAGAAAAGGCGCTCGCCCTGCCGCCCCGGTCGTCTCGAACGTCAACGCGCCCGCTCCGGATCTCGACAGCGAGGACGAGACTCCCGCAGCCAAGACAGCCCAATCGGGCGCGGAGCCGCAACACGGCTATGCGATGGATATCGCGAAATCCGCAGGCAGCGGCGTGCTGAAGGGCGGAGCGGACATCGCTGGCCTGCCCGGCGCCGCATTGCAGGCGGAAGGATGGCTGGAGAAAAAGCTCGGCGGCGAGGGCCACGAGTACAGCCCGGATGAAAACTGGATCAAGGTCGGCGGCGTATGGGTGCCGACTATGAAAGGCGCGGAGGCCGGGCTCCAGAAATATGATCCGACCGGATTGTCTTCCTACGAATCGCAGACATTGCCCGGAACTCTCGCTGGTGGAGCCACACGCTTCGCGACCGGCGCAGCCCTGACCGGCGGCCTTGGCGAGGCTGCTGGAGCCGCCAGCGCGGGCGTGCGCGGCGCGCAGGCGCTCACCGCCGCGCAGAGGGCTGCAAAGGTAGGGCAGGCGATAAAGACCGGCGCTGTCTCTGGCGTCGGGTCTGAGGGGCTCGGCTATATCCCTGAGCACCTCGAAGGAACTCCGGAGTGGATGAAGACCGCAGCGCATGTCGCTGGCGCCGTGGCTGCGCCCATGGGGCTCAAGGCGGTAACTGGGAGAGGCGCAGCGGCAGCGTCCGGAGCCAATACATTCGGCAAAAATGTAGGCTCTGAAGTTCGTGGGAGCGCCAGCAATTTGAGCCAAGCTGAAATCGACATGGCTCACAGCGTCGGCCTAGAGCCGACGATGTACGACATCGCCGGGCCAAAAGGGCGGAAGGCTTTCGATCAGGCTGCGGCTAATTCGCCAGACGCGCGCGTCGTGGCTGACAAGATGGCGTCGGATATGGCTGATCGAGCGGCAAACGCCAAGCAGATCGTCGGCGACCATATCGAGGGGCTGAACGGCCGACCGCTGGATTCAGCATCGAGGCAGGCAGCTATCGAAGCTCAGGGCGACATCCAGAACAGCGCCAACTACGGCGCCGCGCGCGCCCACCCGAATGCCGCTGATATGTCGCATCAGGGGCTGCACGATCTCGCGGATAACAGCCCGGCGCTGAGAGACGCAATCACCAAGGCGGAGGAGGCCGCGAAAGAGGTTCTCCCCATCGACAAGGCCACCGGCCTGCCCGATCAATCGAGGAAGATCATTCCGAGAAGCGCGGCGACGCCAGACACACAAGTTCCGTCATCCATCATAGGTCCGGACGGAAAGCCGGTGATGAAGACGATTCCGGGAACACCGGCAGTCGGCGGAAATCTGAATTTCTGGCACAACGTGAAGATGAATCTAGACAACCAGATCCAGAACGCCGTCAGGAGCGCGGACAAGCCTGTCATCAGCCAATTGATGGGCGTGAAAGAGCGCCTGCTCAACCAGATGGACGCCGCCATCCCTGAATATCAAACAGCACGCAATGCTGCGGCTGAAACATTCGGAGCCTCAAACGCCATCGAGGCCGGTCATAATTCCATGGGGCTGGCGAAAAAGGCGTTCAACGTCCCCGACATGAATATCAATTATTCTTCCATGACTCCGGAGCAGAAATCGCTGTTTCGTGAGGGCATGCTTGGGCATATGCACGATATCGCCACCAAAGACGGCCCGGCTGGCGTGGCGAAATTGCTGAACGATCCGAATGTCGCAAAGCATGTGAAGAATGTTCTCGGAGAGCCTGTTTTCAATCACATCAAGAACCATTCCGACATTTTGCAAAAGCTGATCAAAACCAAAGCGCCAGCATCTGAAGGCGTCCTTTCTCCTACAGTCAAGCACGAGGCTGGGAAGTGGGGCATTGGGGCCGGAGGAATTGGCGAGGCTATCGCGCTTATGCACGGCCTGCCTTTAACCGGACTCGCCGCTGGCGCGGCTGGCGCGATGGGAAGAAAAGGTTTTGAGCTTCTAAAGGACGCCAAGATCAGGCGAGAGGCAAAACGCATCGCTCCGGAAGCCGCCATGTCTCATCCAGCCACCGTGAGGCAGTATGTTCATGACGCCGCCACCAAGGCTCCAAGAGGTCTGGCGAGTCGAGCCGCCGGTCTGCCCGGAAAAGCCGCGCCATATGTCACACCAGCATATCAGGCAGGCAAAACGGAAGAAGTGAATCCTGAATATCAGCGCGGCGGTGCGGTGAGCGGGCATCAGCATCTGGTGGACAGGCTGTTCAGCGAGGTGGAAAAGGCCCGCAAGGCCGAGAAGGGCCGCACGTCGGTCTTGCTGCGCCAGCCGGACGAGCATATCGCCAAGGCGCTCAACATGGCGCAGGCGGCAATTTAAGGAGCCCGGCGATGGTCAACAGCTTCACCTATACCACGAACAAAAGCATCGCCAAGCCTGCGTTCAACAACACTGGCTGGGATGTGCCGCTCAATCAAGACTTCGACATGATCGACATGGCGATGGGCGGAACGCAGCCGATGAACCTGACAGGTTTTGCTGGCGGCGGAATTATGCTGACGCCGACATGGCCGATTGTCGGTAGTCCCCTCGGCAGCGCCAGCTACATCCCAAAGCGCCTAGGCGTCTCCGGAACAATGACCAACTACGCGGTCATTGTTGTCCCGACAGGCGTTGCTGGAGTGTGGATAGTAGGGAATTACACGAGCGGTAATTTCGCCCTCCTCATGCAAGGACAAGGTGGCGGAGCCTATGTTACTTGCCCGAAAAATCAAGAAACACTCGTCTATTGCGACGGAACTAATGCTATAATGGTAGGAACTAACACCGCGTCACTATTCGCTGTCGGAGATTATAAATATACAGCGTCGCCAAACGGGCAGGCTGGTTGGCTTATCTGCAACGGCCAGTCTCTTCCTATTTCATCATATACGGCGTTGTGGAACGCCATCGGCGGCTATTACGGTCAGGTTGATGGGTCGCATTTCAATGTGCCGAATTTGATCGGCCGCGTGCTCGCCCACGCCGACCAGAACCAAGGCGTCGTTCCGGGGCTCAATTTCGCGCAGTATGCTGGGGCGTGGTACAATGTTCTCGACATCAGCCAGATTCCGTCGCACAACCATGGCGGCGGCAACCACGGCCATGGCGCTTATGACAGAGGGCATCTGCATGGCATGGCCGGTCAGGTTCTAGTGCCTGTCGCCGGTCCCAATGCCGCTTTTGGCAATGGCTGGAAGTTCGACTACCCCACCACTGCCGTTGGGTACGCCGACATCGTGGTTAACGCCAGTGGCGATACTATCGGCTATCAGGGCGGCAATGCGGCCCACAACAACGTCCAGCCAAGCATGGGCTGCTACATCTTCATTTATGCCGGTGTCTGAAGGCTTCGCGGAACATAGGGCGAAATCGCCTTGAGGCGGTGCGCCTCGCAATAGACGCACCCCTTCGTGACCTTGGAGCCGCAGTAGGTCAGGCCTCCGGCTTGGCGCGGATCTCCGTAAGGCCACCGGCACGTCGTCCTCTTCAGGTCCATGATCGTGATCCTGCCCACCTCCGGCGGCGGAGGCGGAGGAGGCGTTATGAGCGCCTCCTCTCTCGCCGCTCTTGCCTCCTTTGATTTAACGCATTTTCTTTCGTCTTTCTCCCGACCCACATCGACGCCTTTGGCGCGCAGGCGGGCAAGAATGCCGCTGATGGTGCTCTTGGTCACGCCGAGATCAGCGCCAATCTGGGAGGTGGTTTTCCCATCCTTCCATTTGGCGATGATTTTCTTCTCGGTTTCGCGCAGACGGATTTCTTCGGTCAATAGCTCAAGGCTCCAGCCCACGGCACAATGGGCGACAGGTGCGGGCGCCGGGCGACGGAAAGCTTGCCAAACAGCAGCGAGTCGTCGGTGACGCCCAGCGCCATCGCCGTCACCTTGGTCAGGGCGTAGAGCGCCGGGCCGGACGCCTTGGGCGCCGCCGGGGCATAAGCCATCACCTTGGGAGTGGCGACATCCTGCCTTGCATAATGATGGCTGGGCCACGGCGACCAAGCATGGCGGCGGCGGTGGCGCGGCGCGACATCTTCACGGGCGGCCATCCAGCGGTGAGCCCGAATCCGGTGATGCGCGTAGAGGGCCACAGGAGGCCGCTGGCGGGCATACGGCCTTGGCGGGTGCTGGGGTGGCCGGGTTGCCTTCCGAAGCTCCTGTTTGGCCTCGCTGTCGTAGCCAAACACGCGGGCAAAAGGGGGAGGGATAACCGCCGCCGCCTGCACGGCCGGGCGGGCCTGCCGATGCTGGTGATGAAGGCGCGCCTCGGCGGCGTTCGAAGCGAGCAGCAGGGCGAGGGCGATGATGATCTTTTTCATGCGTTCGTTCCTTCAGATGGGGCCACAGGTGTCGAATTTGGTGAGATCGGGCTCGACCTCGACGGTATGATCCCCCATCGCGCGGCAGAAAGCGGCGAGGAGGGCGCGGGCGCGTTCGCTGTTGTTATGGCCGACGCCGATCACGTAGGGGACGCCGTCAGGGTCGATCTCGACCAAGGCTGCGCTCCAATAGCGATTATTGGGGTGCTGGGCAAGGTGAGGAGCCGCCTTGGGCAAGGCGTGCTTGATCAGCGCGAAGACCGCGTCGGTGGATTCGGTGTAATGCTCGTCGAGCATGGTCGAGTTGTAGACCGCCAAGGCGATCCGGTCGTCGAGAACCTTGTCGGGGTTGACCGCGATCTCGCACAGCGCGGCCATCTGCCGCCATTCAGCCTTTGTGGTCATTGGTTTCCTCCTTGAGCAGGGCGTCGCGGTGGGCGGCGATCAGGCGTTCGCGGTAGTCGATCAAGGCCTTGAACACAAGGCTGTCGAGCGCAACCACATTGTTGGAGTGATGATTGACGGCCAGCCAGACATGCTCGCCGTCGAAGCTGGCGTAGACGCCGTCTCCGAGATAGTCCTGATAATCAGGCGGAGTAAATCTCTCTGTCATTTTCTGTGCTTTCGAGAAGAAGAGTGTCGTCAATATTGCGGTCGATATGCGCGAGGATCTCAGCGAATTCCTGCTGGACCTCCATGCGCAAGGCCTTGAGGGCGTCTGACTTGATGGCGAACCACGGGCCGCTGGATTCCTGCGTGTCGGTCTTGGTGGTGCTGCGGTTGCTGTGGCCGGTGCTGGTGAAGCAGCCCTGATAGACGTGGCGATTGTAGGTGTTGAAGGACCAGCCGACCTGAAGCTCGCCCAAGCGCGGGACCATCTTGGCCGGGAAGAACCGCTGGAAGCACAGGGCGCGGGCCTCGCGCACCATCTTCTCCAGCCTCGCCATTTTTGCCTGCTCGATCTTGGTCATCGCCATGGCGTCAGTCCTTCTGGATGGAAAACGAGGGCAGCGTCACCTTGCGCGCCCGGCGGGTGGTTGATGCCTTGCCTGCGCTGAACGCGCGCTCCTGCTTTGACGGCTGGAGCGTCCACTGATGCGCCTTCCTGAATTCGGCCGCCTCCTGATGGACCTCGTGAAAGCGCTTATTGCGGTCTTCCTTGTATGGGTCGAATCCGTGGTGGATCATCATTTTCTCCCTAGTGAGCGAAGGGGATGCCGTGTTTGTGGATGTACCAGAACGCCATGATCAGCAGCAGGAAAGCGATCACGAGCGGGGCGGAAAGGAAACCGACAAGGAATCCCATCCAGAATTCGTTCATTTCGAAAGCTCCAGCAGCCAACCGGCGAAATGCCAGCCAAGATATCCAAAGATGGTCCCGACCAGCGCGAAGCTCAGGAAAACGCAAGCCCATGCAAAACCCCTTCCGATTTTCCGCATGAGTTTCGCGCGCCGGACCTCGCGCTCGTCGGGGACCGGGATCATCTCAGCCTCGTCTTGAAGCCAAGCTTCTCGCTGGTGGCGTTGAACTTTTCGAAGATTGCCAGATCCAACTCGATTCCGGACTTGATGGCGATCAGTGAGGTGTAGATCACCACATCGGCCAGTTCAGCGGCCAGATCCGACTTGCTGGCCCGCGATCCTTTAAGGCTAAGGCGCTCGCGCTCCAGCTTCTTGATGATGTTGCAGGCCTCGCCGACTTCACCGGCCAGCGCGTTGCCGAAGTAGCAAAGGTCGAGCGTGTCGCCCCCATCCCATTCGCGCTGGCGGGCGGTGTTGGCCTGCTCCAGCGTGTCGTAATAGACGAGGGGCTGGGGCTCGACCTCGTGCATCTTCGCAAAGAGCACGTTCCTGATCTTGGCGGCGGCGTTGCTGGGGTCCATTCCGGCCTCGCGCGCCAGAAGGTTGGCGAGGGCGTTAACCTGTTCTTCGGTCATGGTCAGTTCTTCCTTACTCTCGTGCGATAGATTTTCTGGCGCAGCACCGCGTGATCGTCGAATTCATCGATCAGCTTGGAGTTGCGATATTCCACCGGCAGATGCCTGCTGTAGGCCAGCATGCGGTGGAACCTGTTGTTGAGGCTCTGGTCGCTCAGGCGGACCAGAGCGTTGCTCAGGACGATAATGACGGTTTCTTTTTCGAGGTAAGGGCTCATCGACATCGGATCACTCCGCGACGAAGATTGGCTTGGCCGACAGGAGATTGGCGGTGACGAGGGCGTCGTCGAACAGTCCCTCGACCTCAACCATGCTAAAGCTGGATTTCCTGAAATCTTCTTTGGTGACGAAGCCGGAGCCGTCAGCCTTGTCGATCATGGCGAGGGCCAGACGGCGGATGCTGTCGTCGCGGTGGGTGCTGACGAATTTCTCGGCCGCGTTCTCGATCTTTTCGAGAGCCTCTTCGAAGGTGGCGGCATATTCGCACATCACCGACTTGCCGGTGACGCCTTGAGGATAGAGCGAGCAGAGGATCGGATTGTTGTCGGGGCGGCCGGTGGCGAAGCCGTAGCCGACATAGCACTTGGGGCCAAACTTGGCGGCGATCTTGTTGATGCGGGTGTTGATCTCTGCGGGCGTCATGTGGTGTTTCCTTTCGTTCATACAGGCGGATCTTACCGTGGTTTATTTTGCACCGTCAACCGCTTTTTTGACCTCGTCGGCAAAGCGGCTGTTGATTTTCGCCAGTTCGATCATGGCGTGCTTGCGGTCGTAGCAGAAGCAGTCATTGGCGTGGTGATCGACATCGAGGTCGGCCAGACACATGCAGCGCGGGCTGGAGCAAGCGCCGATCTTCGCCAGAGCCTTCTTCCGCACCTCCAGCGCATAGATGATCCAGTCGATAGGGTCAGGCGTATTTGATTCGTCCACAGACATCCTCCTCATGGGTGCGCGGGAAAACCGTGCCGAAGGGCGTGGCATAGAGGCTTGGCGGCCGAATCAAGCAGTCGCCATAGAGCCCCTCGCTATCGACAATCTTGTCGCTGTCCACGATGTCGCGCGCGCCACGGCGCCAGTAAAAGCAGAATTTGCAGCAGCAATCCGGATCTTCGAAGATCTTCGACATCTACCTCTCCAAAACCTTGATGGCGCGGGTTACCCTCATGACCGGCTGAATTCTCTTGTCGTTGAGGTGCTCAAGCGCCAGCGCCACGCGCCGCGAGTTTTCGCTCTGGGCGGCCTGCGATTTCACCAGATCGTCCTGAAGCTCGTGGATCTTGTCGGTGAGGCGCTGGACGATGTCCAAGTGAAGCTTCTCCCTCGGCCCCACTACGGTGTCGCCTTCGGCTGGTCCTTGATCAAATTGCATTTGGCGATGTCCGCAGTGTTGAGGATGATTTGCTTGTTGAAAACGACGACGGGCGTGACGTGTCCAGACGGGCGCTCATTGTAATATTCGTCCACGACGATGAATTTCGCCCGGCAAAGAGTGCCGCAGAGACTGTCGAGATCTTCCGCCGGGTGGTGGAAGATGACTGTGTGAACCAGATTGTTGTCTTTGGTCGCCACCTTCAGCGTAGCAAGAAACATCGCCATCTTGTGAACCTTCAGAGGAGACGGGGCGAACCCGCCTCCCCGCCTTGTCGATCAGCCGAAATCGTCGGCGTCCGCTGTTTCATGCGTGACCTTTTTCGCCCCTGTTTCCGGAGGCGTCTTGCCCTGCTGCTGAGTCTGCTGCGGCTCAGGCTTTTTCTCCGGCGCCCAGTTGGAGACAAGATCTTCCGGCCGGTTGACCCACGCCGTGATCTTGAACTTGGGCCGGTAATTGGTGGACTTCTTCTCGCCGTTGCCGGACGTGACCGGCGTCGTGCTCTCGATGATCACCACCGGAACCTTGCCCGGATTTGCCTTGACCTGAGCGTCATAGTCGTCGGTCAGTTCGTCGAACCCGCCAAGAATCGCATTGGAGTTGCCCGCGATTTCGCGAACAGATCCGCCGTGCTCCTTGTTGAGCTTGATCATGCAGCGCACGCCCTTCTTGAAGGCGGGCGACGGCCGATCCGGGAAAGGCGCAAAGCGCGGAGCCATGCGGAATTCCGGAGCCGATCCGGCCGAGAAATTGATCCAGCCGACCTCCATGTGGGCGATGTCGAACACCGCCTTGAAGTTGTGGATTTCGACCGATTCGCTCACGCCGTCAGCGCGATCCACGCGGAAGATCCGCCCGGCGCGCGCGTCATATTTCACGATGTCGTTAAAGTCGCCGCCTTCGCTGCCATAGTCAAAACCAAGAGCCATGACCCTTTTCCTTCTCATGTTCCGGCAGTATGGCCCGCCGGTCGCCTTTTCCCGCTATCGGGAAACCTCAGATGCCCCACACCTCGAACGCCATCTGGCGGGTGACGGGGTCATTAAAATAGAAGCTGTCGATGTCCGGGACAACGAGCCCGGCAAGCTCCATCGGATCTTTCGACAGCGCGACGAAACGCTGGATGGTCGCCGCGATCTTGTTCAGCGCCAAGATGTGGCCCTTGACGTTCTCTAGCCGGTAGGTGGCGACCTTCTTGGGCGTGACGTAGGTCACCCGCCCGTCGATATTGGTGTCGGCCTTGCCGCTCTTGGCGGCGCAATAGAAGGCGATCTGGCGGGCGTGGTTGATCTTGATCTCTGACGGCAGCGCCCACGTCGTCTTCAGGTCGATGATCAGGCCGCGCTTTTCCCACTCGAAATCATAATAGCCGATCATCGGCACTGCGATGTCGTCGAACCTGTATTCCAGCAGGCCTTGCACGCTGCTGGGCGCGCCATAGGGGAGAAGCTCGCCCATGCCCATCATCACCATTTCCGGAACGCCTCCGGCTTCTTTGTCGGCGCGCGGGTCGGTGGTCATGGCGGTCAGGGTTTTGAATTGATCCATCGCCTTGGACTGGCAGTCGCGCAGCGCGGCCTTGCTGGTCAGACCATGGGCGACGCCGGTTTCTACGGACGTGCCGCGATGGGCTGCGGCGCCAACGCTGGTTTTTTTCTTGAGGATTCGCTGAAGCACGAAAAGGGCTGGCGACCCAATAAACTGGGTGCAGGCCGATGGGGACAGGTGATCGATGTCGTGCGCTTCAAACGGGTTCATGCGATCACTCCAAGAGGAAAACGCCGGGGACCGAAATCCCCGGCGAGTAGATTAGTGACCGGCAGCGCCGCCGCCGACCGCGATCACGCTGGCTCCGCCCGACGTGGTCGAACCGGCGAGGCCGTTGCCCGAAGACGCGGCAAGCGTGCTGGAGGTGGACGAAGCCGTTCCGGCGCCGCCGCCGCCCGCGATGGAGCCGCCGAAGAAGCCGCCAGTGGCCGCCCCGCCGCCGCCCGCAACGCCGGTCGCGCTGGCGGTCGTGCCGCCGATGGCCGCAGCGTGGCCGAGCGAGCCCGTCAGCGTGCTGGAGTGGGTGTTGGTGATGACGACGCCGCCGCCGACGCCGAAGGCGTTGACCTGAGCGAAAGCCGGAGCCGCAACCAGAGCCAGCGCGCTGGCGAGAACAAGGATCTTCTTCATGCTATTTTCCCTATAGGTTTGCCAAGGAACCGCCTTGGCGCGGATATCTTGAGCCACCGCCCACGCCCCCGAAACTGCGAAGGTCCAAAGCGTGGGCGGCGTTCAACTTGCTTTCGTGCCGCTCTGTCTGGGAGGCTTGGCACGCCCCGCTCTCCACGAGGGACGCAAGAACTTAATTCATGGTCGTCAGCAGCCGCCTGAACGGTAAAAGCCGACGACCAGCTTGCTTTCGTGACTAGCTGATGAGCGCGTTTTGTCACGCCCGCGCCGTTGAGTTGCGCGGGGACGCAAGGTCAGTTGGAGGCCATCTTCACGCAGACGCCCGCATCGGCGGACCTCTGCGCGCCCTTCGAACCGCAGGCGGCGACGACGAAGTGACGCCCCTTGCTATCTGAATAGTCGGCGGCCTTCAATTCACGCGATTTTTCGCCGGGAATCTTGCCGTGGTACTCGCCCTTGAACACCGGGTGAGAACCATATTCCTCGCGATAGGCGACCGTCTGCACGGCATAGCGGCCGACGCGGCAGCGGATGCCGCCAGCCGTCATCGAGACGGCCAGTTCATCGTCCATGCAGAGAGTCTGCAATGCGGCGTCGCGCTGCCCAAAGTTCCACAGCGTGCGCGCATTCAACCGCTTGTTGCAGGGGCCGTCCTGCCACGGAAAACCCAGCGCTCCCCCTCCTCCCACAGCGGCGCCGCCCAGCGAGACAGAGCCGTTGCAGCTTTCGATGCCCGCAGCCGCCATGCCGGGCGCAAACACCGCCGGAGCCTGCCCGGTGGTCGTGCTGTTGAAGGTGTTGGTGTTGGCCGCGCCGGACTGGTTGGCGTTGACGGAGCGGACGCCGACCGTCTGCGCGCTGTTGATGCGCGAATTGACGTTCGAGTTGGAGTTGGACCGGGACTGCGAGGCCGAAGCGGCGTTCGCGGTGTTGCGGTTGTTCTGGACGGGAGCGGCCACGGCGGTCGAGCGCGAGCCCGAAGTGGCGATGCCGGTGCCGACGCCGATGGCGTTCTGTGCGAAGGCGGTGGTGGAAAGAAGGCCCAAACCAAGGGCGGCGACAATGATCTTCTGCATGCTACTGTTCTCCAATTACCAGTTTTGCCATTTGACTTTGTTGCCGATGACCCAGCGGCCCTCGACCATTGCGGCGTCGAAGAAAGCCTTGACGACATCTTTCATGGCGATCTTGACGTGTTCAGGCATGCTTTCCGCAGGATACTGGCAGGCATCGAGCTTTTTCTTGCTGTAGACGAGCCAGAGTTCCTGATCGCCGTTGGTGCTCAACGGCTTCTGCACCTTGACGATCATGGCGACACCGCCTCCCTGATCGTCTTTCTGGTCAGGGAGAGGAAGTTTTCCGCCGCCCGCCAGTCCGATGTCGTCTTTCCATAATAGAGCGGAGGCAGGCCGGGAGCCTTGATGCGAATATGCTTGCCCATGCTCACTTCAGCTTCATATCCGTTCGTTTTGAGAATTTCGATGGATTGTTTGACGGCGAGGGGAAGTCTCATCTTGATCGTCCTTACATTCATTCGACAGTGACGGTGACGGCCTCCTTGCCTTTCAATTCTGCGATGTGGGGGAAACCCTTGACGGCGGCGTCGTAGACGCTCTTGAGGTGATCGTGGCCGGACTCGAACCAATTGACGCGGTCTTCCGGGAACTTGATTTCTCTTTTCTTGAAATCCTCGAAAGCGTCGAGGACGATCTTGTAAGAGTCGGCGGCCAGACCAAAAATCGCGCCGACATCGGACATCATCGGCAGGGCGCCGTCATGTTCTTCCTTGATGCTTTCCAGCGTCTCGATGTAGGAGTTTTTGGCGGCGATGTTGTCGAGCACCGCCTTGCCATATTCGACAAAGATCATGAGATCGCCATCGAGCTTGTCGCTGTTCTTGCTTGTGAGGTAAGTCTCGATCTTGACCTCAAGGGCGGCGATCTTCTCCATGCAGGCGATTTCTTTCTCGCAGCAGGAAATAAGCTCCGAGACACAGAGCCCCAGCAGCAGGCAATCGGAAATCACGTTTTTATGGAGGGCCATGGTTTTTTGCATTTCGTTCGTCCGTTCTTGGTGGTGAGGCCCGCATCTTCGGGCTGATTCGGGCCTCGTGTCAACAATGAAAAGCGAAAATTATTCGCCTTCCGAGATTTCGCGAATGTTCTGGATGGCGTCGCGAATTTTGGTCATTTTCGCCGTGTTTCTGGTTTTCTCCGATACCGGCGCGATGCGAAGCAAAAGAGCCACCGAATGCTCCAGATCGGCGATTTTCGAGAAAAACTCGCGAAGCGCAAGGTCAAACTGGTCCGGCTGGCCGATAAGCCTGACGGTGGGCGTGTAGACCGGATCTGAGGTTTCCGTGCGCGGAACGTGCGTCCACGCCTGAATTTCAACCGGATCTCCCTTGGCGTCATTGCAGACGACCGTGACCTGTCTGATCAGGCTCCGCGCCTGATGGACGCGGTGGGCCTCGCCCGCGACCGCATCGTCCCACTCGAAAGCCGGGTGGAGGACGGCGCCTTCCGGCCGGGATTCATTCACGACATCTTTTGCGTGAAGGCCGCCTTTCTCTTCGTCGATGCGCTCAAGCTCCGTCTGGATCTTTTCGACCTCGACGCCTGCGATTGTCCGTTTAGTCATTTACTTTCTCCATGTTAATTGCCTGCCTTGCCAGACCGGGCGGAACCCCGCCTAGCCTTGCCGCGCCTTGCCTGCCGCGCCTTACCCCACCGCGCCTTGCCCCTCCAAACACTGCCGCGCCCTGCCTGCCTCGCCGAGCCCCGCCGCACCTGACCGGGCCTCGCCTGCCTTGCCCGGCCGAGCCGCGCGGCGCCGCGCCACGTATCGCCATGCCTGCCTTGCCTTGCCGCACCCAACCGTGCGCCGCCAAGCCTAGCGCTGCCTGCCTTGCCTATCCGCGCCAAGCCTTGCCTTGCCCGACCCAGCCTTGCCGAGCCTCGCCTGCCTGCCTTGCCGGGCCGTGCCATTCCTAGCCGGACCCCGCCTTGCCTGCCGCGCCCGGCCTGACCATGCCTTGCCATGCCGGGCCACACCACGCCTGCCGCGCCCCGCCTAGCCCCGCCTTGCCTAGACGTGCCTTGCCTCGCCGTGCCTGCCTTGCCTTGCCTTGCCGGGCCAGTCCTCGCCCCGCCTCGCCTTGCCACGCCTGCCTCGCCCCGCCAGACCGAGCCGCGCCCAGATCTGCCGCGCCGCGCCTGCCACGCCATGCCTAACCGTGCCGCGCCGAAACAAGCCATGCCATGCCTGCCGCGCCTCTCCATGCCAAGCCGCTCCCGGCCCGACCTTGCCTCGCCTGCCTCGCCGCGCCTCGCCACGCCTTGCCTCGCCACGCCTTGCCTGCCTTGCCTCGCCAGACCCCGCCCAGCCCTGCGTCGCCGCGCCAGCCGTTGCCTCGCCCCGCCTGCCTCGCCGAGCCGATCCGAGCCGAGCCCTGCCTTGCCAGACCGAGCCTGCCGAGCCAAGCCTGACCCTGCCCAGCCGTGCCTAGTCATGCCTGCCGTGCCGCGCCCCGCCTCGCCTCGCCGCTCCTTGCCTGCGTTGCCTGACCATACCCGGCCTTGCCACGCCGTGCCGTGCCTGCCGAGCCTTGCCGTGCCGCGCCGTACCCCGCCGCGCCAGTCCAGACCGGGACGGACCCAGCCTTGCCTTGCCTTGCCGCGCCTGCCGTGCCTGACCGTGACCAGCCTTGCCTTGCCTCGCCGCGCCTGCCGTGCCGTGCTATGCCGGGCCTCGCCATACCGAGCCGAGCCGCGCCACGCGCTGCCTGCCTTGCCCTGCCTGACCTGACCTAGCCACGCCTGACCGGACCAAGCCTTGCCCCGCCTGCCCTGCCCTGCCCCGCCGCGCCTTGCCTAGCCTAGCCGTGCCGGGCCTTGCCTGCCGTGCCACACCTTGCCGAGTCGCGCCGAGCCCAGCGTTGCCACGCCTGCGGCGTTATTGGCGCAGAGAGAACCCTACGCCAATCTCTTGATTTAGTTGACGATTTCGAAGGTTCCCCAGCCAAGACCGGCTGATTCTCGGCTGTCAGGACGACCTTCGCCAACGCCAACCTGTAACCCTGCTCTCAACAACAGATTGGTCACATCTGTCGCTGAAAACTGATCTGCATCAAACTTGACCTTGAGCGTCAGTCCCCACTCGCGCCACATCGGCCGGACGCGAACATCGGTCACGCCGGAGCTATTGCGGGCGTGCATTTTCAGCATTTCAGGCGCGCCGACATTGAGGCGCACCAGCGGAATTCCATCAACCCGATCCAGCCCATCGGCCAGAACAAAAACAGACATTTTTGCGACAGTCATCCGGAACCCAACCAGACGGCAGGCGCTGATCATCGCATTTCTAAATGCTGCGCAAGGAATTCCGATCCAGCCTTCGGTGCTGTAGTGGATGGCGCCGTCCATATCGGCGCTGAAGTTTCGCGGCTCGCGGATCTTCTTGGAGCGGGCGGTGGTGCCTTCCAGCATTTTGCCTTCCATCGCCTGCCGGGCCTTTTCGCTGAAGCGGGCCTGAACCAGAGGAGCAGTGCCGGAGAGCAGGAATTCGAGCGTCTGCACATTCGGCGCGGTGATGGCGACAACGGTCTTGATAGGAGCTTTCATTTCGTTCGTTCTTTCTTTCGTTTGCGGGGGACGTTTTCCCCTCGACAATTTGCACCATATCGTGTTTGATGGGTTCGTCAAGCACTAAAGGAGTTGATGATGGCTAAAAATAAATCCCCAAAGACTGAAGTGGTGAAGATGATCGCTTTTTCCATCCGGCTGCGGCCGGAGGTCGCCGTCAGGCTGCATCGACTGGCGGATAATGAAGAGCGATCTGTCGCGTATATGGTCGGCAAGGCGGTCGATATGCTGCTGGCGGAGCGCGCCCGTGGATAAGGCCAGCAAGAAGGAAAGGCGCGCCCAGCGAGAGGTCGAGCTTTCGGGCAAGATCCTCGCCCTGCCCGACAAACGCTATGGCGTGATCTATGCCGATCCTCCATGGCGGTTCGAGACATGGTCGGAAAACGGCATGGATCGGTCGGCCGAGAACCATTATCCATGCATGAGCCTCGACGCCATCGCCAATATGCCGGTGCCGAAGATCATGGCTAGGGACTGCGCCCTGTTCATGTGGGCGACTGTCCCGATGCTGGTGAGCGCGCTCAACGTCATGCATTTATGGGGATTCACCTATAAGAGCCATGCGATCTGGGTGAAGCCAAACGCCATCACCGGCTATTGGTTCAGGAATCGGCACGAATTGCTGCTGGTCGGCACGCGCGGCCAGATCCCGGCGCCAGCGCTGGGGACGCAATTCGAATCGGTGTTTCTGGCGCCGACCAGCGTCCACAGCGCCAAGCCGGAAAAGGCGGCGCAGATGATCGAGCATTATTATCCCAACATTCCAAAAGTTGAATTGTTTTGCCGTGGTGCGCCGCGTCCCGGCTGGTCTGGCTGGGGTCAGGAGTGCGAAGGTGAATAATAAGGCAGGCTTGGCAAGGCGTGGCACGGTGTAGCAAGGCCCGGCAGGGTTTGGCATGGCAGGCATGGAAGGGAATCAAGATGGATAGGAGATTTGAAATGCCGGGCGACGACGAAGAAGACCTCAAAATGATGCCGATCAGTGTAAATTTTGTGCTGCCGGTCGGCATGATTCGCGCCATCGAGGGCGCGGCGCGCGCCGAAAACCTCGCCCCTGCCGACTGGATCGTTCAGGTCATGTCGGAGAAACTCGGCTTCACAGTATTTTTCAACCCGCCGGAAGCGCCACCCCGCAACGAGCTTAACTGAAGGAACGCACGCATGGCTTATTACATCGGCATCGATCCCGGCATCCACGGGGCCATCGCCATCCTCGATTCGCAGGGCAGGCTCATGCACGTCGAGGACATCCCCATCCTGTCGGACGGCGCCAAGAGCCGCTCGACCATCAACGCGCCGCTGCTGGTCGATCTGATTCGCAAGACATACGCCGTCGAGGCTTACGTCGAACTGGTGGGCGTCCGGCCGGGCGAGGGCGCAGTCGGCGCTTTCGCCTTCGGCCGGTGCCGGGGCGTGATCGAGGGCGCGCTGGCGGGCTGCGGCATCCCGATGACGCTGATCGCGCCGCCGACGTGGAAAAAGATCTGCGGCATCCCGGCGGGCAAGCTTGGCGCGAAGGATGCGGCGCGCAGCAAGGCCATCGGCCGCTGGCCGGACAAGGCGCCGGACTTCAAGCGGGTCAAAGACGCCGACCGGGCCGAAGCGGCGCTGATCGCCTACGCCGGTCTGGTGCGCTTCGGCAAGCTGGAGAAGGTGAGCGCCGACGACGACTTCTGAGTCTTAAAAAGTCGATTGAGTTTTTTAGACTCAATTAAAATCAAGTAAGAACGGACGAACGGACATGACGATGGCGCTCAATATCGAAAAAGTGAAAAAAATCCTCCGCCTGCTGGAAAGCCAGCATGACGGCGAGCGCGCCAACGCCGCCGCCATGCTCCACCGCATCGCGGAGGCCGAGCGGATGAACCTCGATGAGTTGATGAGGATCGTCTACAGCGGCGGCCCGCAGGCGAAAGAGGCTCCCAAGCCTAAGTCCAGCGGGTTCTGGGGCGGAGATCCGCCGCCGTGGGAGCGCGACGCGCGCGAAGAAACCCATCGCCGCAGGCAAAGAGAGCAGGAAAGGGAAGAGCGCGAGCGCCGCGAGCGCGAGGCCCAGCCAATGTGGCAAGACGCCAAAACCAAGTCGGGGATCGCCTTCGCCGCGATGGGCGACGACGAGCTTCTGAAGACGATGAAGCGCTTTCATGAAGAGATTGGCGAGTCGATGCTGACGCCGTGGGAGCGCGAATTCACCACCGACATCACCAACCGGAAATTCGCTTTCCTTAACCTGAGCGACAAGCAGCGCGCGGTGATTTTGCGCATCCTCAAAAAGTATGAGGCTTACGGAAACGCGACGTTCTGAGATTCGCTTTGGGGGTCGGTTTGGGATTATGCTGCAAAAAAGAAGGGGCGCCCGAAAGCGCCCCCTCGATCCACCCCCGGTAACCAGCCGGAGATGTGTCACCACCACCCAAGACCAAAAGGCTAGAAAGGAGAACCTGTTCAATCCACCACAGATCGTTTGGCTCTATCCCATCAGGCGTTTGGCTGTTCCAGATATAGCGGTTTCCTCTCCTGTCCGCAATGTCTGCCTAGCCTGCGCCTCGCAAAATTGAGGCATGATATGTCGAATGTAGGAACAATTTTCCCTTTCCAGAAAGCGATTCGGCCATGAGCTATCCCTTCGGGAAGGTCGATCTGGAATTCGCAGCCGTGTCCAATTACGCGGCCTATTACAAAGAGAAGGGGCTGGCCCCGATCCCGTCCTTCACCCCGGACGAAGTGGGGTGGATCAAGAACATCGCCGGTCACTGGCAAGCTCCGCCCAACCCGACAAAAACCCAGCTTTCATGGAAGCGTCCGGTGCCGAAGTGGCGCGATCTGCCGCCGGTCCTGACGGAAGAAATTTTCCACAAGTGGTTTGGCAAGGGCGGGCTCTATGTCTCGCGCAAGCACCAGCTTGGACATCTGACATTTCGTTCCGCCGACCGCGTTTTCGTGATCGACCTCGACACCCACAAGACGCCGGAGGCGGCGATCTGGTGGCAGTTGATGGAGGAGATGCAGCAGAAGGGCGGTGAGCTTGAGGCGCCGGAAATCATTACCGGCGGCGGCGGGCGCCAGCTTCTGTTTCGCGCTCCGCCCGGCTGGACGCCGCCGACCAACAAGACGAACTACGGCGTCGATATCAGGGGTAAGGGCGGGTTTGCCGTCCTGCCGCCATCCGTCCACGAATCCGGCCGCCTGTACGAATGGAAAGACGGACTGGCCCTCGATGACTTCAAGGTCATCCCGGAGGCTCCGGCTTGGCTCTGCGAGCAGATCGACCAGCTTGTCGCCGAATCCGGCGGAGGTCCGGCGCCGCGCGATCATGTCCACACGGCTACGCCGCACGACGGCGCGGAAAACATCTTCGGCCGCAAGATCGACGGGCGCGAGTGGGAGGCGACCAAGATCGCCTTCCGCACCGTGGTCAACGCCTATCGCGAATGCCCGATCAGCCCGTCGTTGTCCGAGATCGAGAAGATGGTCAATTCCGGCTTCACGGTCTACCTCGACCGCTGCAAGAGCCGCCTGCCGATAGGCGATCCGGGCTCCAACGCCGAGAGGCTGGAGCGCGAGGGTCGCGGCTACACCATGTTCCAGCGCAAGATCCTCGACCTGATGCCGCGATGGGCCACATTCGTCGCGACAGAGGCCGCGAAGCCCAACCCTTTCGAAGAGGCCTCCCCGAATAAAGATCCGTTCGAGGAGGCGCGCAAGGAGCAGCAGCAAGAGCAGGAGCCGCCCCAGCAGGCCGCTGGAGGCGATTCGTCGCCACCGCCGCCCCCACCCCCGCCGCCACCGGACGAGGAGGCGGAATTCTCCGGCGCAGCCCAGCCGAAGCAGGAGGCCAAGAGCAAGATCATGCTCTACGACCTCGACCAGATCGAGGCCATGCGCGACCCGGTCTATCTGGTCGATGGCGTGATCGCGGAGGACGCCCTTGGATTTGTCTTTGGCGCGCCGGGCTGCGGAAAATCCTTCCTAGCGTTAAGCCTCGCGCTCGCCATCGCCTTTGGCATGAAAGAGTGGTTTGGCAAGGGAATCGCCAAGAACGGGCCGGTGGTCTACATTTCGTCAGAAGGCCAGTCCGACATGAAAAACCGCATTCGGGCGTGGAAGAAAAAGTTCAAGTTCGACCACAACGACGCCCCCTTCCGCCTCATCATCGCCCCGCTCAATTTCATGCAGCCGGAAGACGTGATCGCCCTCCAGAAGGCGGTGTCGGCCGCCGTGGCGGGCATGGGCGGCAAGCCGGTGATGTTCGTGGTCGATACCGTGTCGCGCGTCCTGCCGGGCGCCGACGAGAACCTCCAGAAAGACATGACGCTGTTCGTCCGGGCCTGCGACTTCCTGCGCACCAGCTTCGGCGCGGCGGTGATGGGCGTCCACCACACCTCGCGCAATGGCAACATGCGCGGCTCCAGCGTGTTCGACGGCGCGGCCGACTTCATGCTCCAGATCGAGCGCGAGAAGCAGGCGCAGATCGGCCTGATGACTGCCGCCAAGATCAAGACGGCGATGGACGGCTGGGAGCTTGAGTTCGAGCTTGAGCAGATCGAGGTCCGGCCATTGACCGGCGCCACCTCGCTCGTCGCCATCCCGGTCAGCAAAGATGCGCCTAAAAAGCTGACGCCGGATCTGGCGCGAAAAATCCGGCAGGCGATCCATGACGCATGGCAGATGAAGAACCCGTGGTCGAGCGCGATCCAGACCCGCGCCACCGGCCGCTATGCCATCGACCACATGGTCCGCGACTTTGGCCTGCCGGTGGTCGAGGCGGAACAGTTGCTCAAGGACTGGCTCTTCAACGGCGTTCTCAAGGTCGAAATGGTCAGCATCGACACCAAGCAAAAGGGGCTCAAGGTCATGCTTTGGGACTGAGCAATTCCCGGAAGTCGATTTTGGAGACTTCCGGTCAATGAAATCAACAGGTTACGGGCTAAAAACCCGGATTTTCCGGAAGTCTCCGGAAGTCCAGCCCTCAGACCTCCGGAGACTTCCGGAGAACAGTAAACCCAGCAAAAACAAGGAGTTAACATGAAAGCACGGAAGTTTCACGGAAGTCGGCCGGAAGTCGCACGGAAGTCCCACAAAAAACCCAATGAAATCAACGGTTTAGACTTCCGGCGGACTTCCGTCGCGCGTACATACACGCGAGCGCGCGCGTGCGCCCCCCTTCGGGGGGAGGGGGACTTCCGTACCCCCATCCAACCATCCCCCTTGGACGCGGAGGCTCGCTCCTATGGTCGCGACCTCCGCTGAAGAGGATGGGACGATGAAACGGCAGAACGAAAGGATGAAACAGTGAGGTTCAAGGTTGGTGGAGATATTGTCGAGGCGACGGTGATCGCGGAGGAGGGCGGCAAGATCCTGATCGAGCTTCCCATCGACAAGGCGGTGCGACGCTTCAGGGTCAGGCGCGGGGCAGGCAAGTGGCGTCCGCTGTCGATCAACAAGGCTGGCGCGATCTACGAGACGAAAAGCGCCAAGGCGCTGCTCGATGAAGACAGGCCGCTGTTCGACTGGGCGCAGGGCCGGATATGGATGAACGAAGGGAAGGTTGAAAATGGCAAGGGTTAAGATCGGACAGAAGTTGGCGTGGGCTCCGGGGCGACCGGCGCCGTGGACATCGACGGCGGGAAGCTATGTCAGCGGGCGGGCGCAGTTGGACGAGATGGACCTCGTTGCAATCGAGATGGAGCGCAAGTGGGGCGCGGATCGTCTCCGGCTGCTGGTAGATCCGGAATGGCGCGAGAAGTTCGACCGCCAGCGCTTCAATGTGAACAAGGCGGTGACGAGCGGAGAGCTTGGCGAGGTGATCGAGCAGGCGAAACGGATGATCGCGGCGTGGCGCAAGCTCGACGCGCTGGCGGAAGGATCGAGCAGGGCGAAGCTGCCTCCGACCGTGTGGGAGATCGCGCTCAATGACGGAACCGTGGTGCAGATCGTGCGCGAGGCGGAGATGGCGGACAAGCTGGCGAGGGAGGATTCGGCCGGGCGGAAAAAGATCGTGTTCACACTCGACGAGATCGCGAAGCTGCTGGGCGGGGCCAAGGCGATCAGGGAGGCGAAAATGAACTGGCCCGGCGCGGAGGTCACGGCGGTCAGGGAGAAGATCCATGACCCCCTGATGAACGTCCACGACACTTATCAGGGGCTCGACGATCCGATCCCGGAATTCGACGGAGGCGCGATATGAGAAAGCGACTAGTCGGCAAGTGGGTCGCGTACCGGGCCGCAGGCATGACGATAAACGGCTGCACGGTGTGCGGACGCAATTCTTTCGACAAGGAAGGCTATCTGCTGCGCCGGATCGGATATGGCTGGCTCCTGTGCCGGGGAGGGCGGCACAGGGATCGACAGAAACCGGGGCAGGAGGCGCAAGGAGCCCTCTGCCCGCTACCTACCCACCTGAAACGGAGAGAACCATGTTCCTGAAGCCTTCTGTGATCGCCTTCCGCCGACTGCGCGAGCGCATCGGCCTGTCGCTGATCGACATCGCCATGATCACCGGGCATAGCCCGCGAGCCGTCAGCTATTGGCTGGAGGGAAAGCGCCCTGTGCCTTTCCACGTCGTCATGATCCTGCGGGCCTATGAGGAAGGCTTCCTCGAACGACAATGGATCGAGGCGGAGGCGGAGGAATTCGAAACAAAAAAAACCCCGCGCAAGGCGGGGTCAGTCAAGGGGAGCGAAGAGGCTATCCCCCGGTGTTGATCTTATCCAAGATCCACGACGGCTTCAACAGGCCTTCCTGAACCGCGCGCAGCAGGATGACGATGGGCAGGGGCGGCTTGGTCACCCCTTGCTCCCAGTTGCGCACGGCCTTGGTGGTGCAGGAGCCGATCACGGCGAGGTCGCGCTGGGTCACGCCGACCTCGATCATCAGTTGCTTAAACTCGTCGCCGCGCATGGCTCTGTCCTTTCGACGTAATTCAGTATTTTGTAGGCGAAAATGCTCAATGCGTTTTCAACGTCGATGATCACGTCGTCTCTTTCCGAAACGACTTTAGCTCCGAAGTGAGAGAATGCCGTCTCTTTGAATTCTTCCCGCTCTTCATTTGTGGCGAAAGAGGCGGTGTGCTCGCTTTTGATCAAGGGCGAAGAGATGGAGACGGTGACGGAAAACACTCTCTGCATCATGGCTTATCCCTTCTCGTTTTCTTTGATCCACGCCTCGGAGGCGGCGTAGGAGCGCACGACGCAGTCGCCGACATCAGCGACGAGCAAGTCCGGCGTGTTGCTTTTCATGCCGTTGAGGGCGGCGACGAGCAGCAGGATGGCGATGTTGACCAGCATGTCGGGCTCGCGGTTGTCATGTTCAGCGACGACGTGGATGGCGGTCATGGTGGCCTTGATCTTGTCGAGGGCGGTCATGTTTCCGTAGAGGGTCGGCTGGAGGAGCTTGTTCATTGCTTGCTTCCTTTCAGGATGAAGGCGGTGATGGTCGCGGTGGCGGCCAGCGCGGCAAGGGAAGCCTTGGGAGCGCTGACGACGAGGAGGATGGCGAAAAAGGCGAGGGTCAATGGTGTTGTCCGTTGCTGATCGCCACGACGATGGCGATGAAGGCGAGAAGGAAGATCCAGCCCATGACGCGGGGGAACACGCCCCACAAGATCACGAAAATGGCGAAGCCGATCATGAAGTGCATGGCGAAGTCCCCCGCGACAAATCAATAGCAGTTGGTGTAGCAAGTGCGCTGGTTGCCGTACTGCTGGCACGTCGTGGTGCATGTCCCGGCGTGGGCCTTGGCGACGTAGGCGCCGACGCTGCCGATGACGATGGCGGCGAGCATGGCGGCGATTATGGCGGTCTTTTTCATGCGTGTTGTTTCCTTGAAGAGATGCTGATGGTCATCATCAGGCCGGGCCTCACCCGACTATGCCGATTACGAAGGACCGGCATTTCGACCTGTTACTGGCCTTCCTTCTCGATCAGCCCGCGTTCGAACGCGCACCACTTCTTGAGGCCGCGCTTGGCGGAGGCTTCGCGGGCGATGCGCTGCCCGATGCTGATGTCGAAGCCTCCCTCCTCCTTGATCATTTTCTTGGTGACGCCGACCTTGGCGGCGAGGGTTCCGACCAGTTTCTCCGGGAAGGGAATCGCGCAGGCGTCGGCGGCATAATCGATCACGCCGAGAAAGGCGTAGAATTTCTTGGGCGAGTCGATGCCGTCCGCATGAGCCGGGGCGGCGATGGCCGCGAGCATGGCGAGGGCGATGAGCGTCTTTTTCATGGACTTCTCCTGTTAGCTGGCGCTGGGGCTGTAGCGCCCGGCGGCGATTTCGTTGCAGCGGATCTGCTCGTTCTCAAGCTCACGCATGCCCTCGGCCGCCGTCATGACGTGATCGAGGTTGGAGGCGACGCGCTTGGCGCCGAGCCTGTCGGCCGCGTCCTGCTCGAACCGCATGCGCTCCTCCATGTTGGCGAACCAGAAGGTGCGCTGGGTGCGGAAGAGGTCGGTCTGGATCTCGACGGTGATCGTGTAGATGGTTTTCATTTCAGCAGATCCTTGTGGTTGATGAGGAATTCAGCGACGGCGCACTGGATGATCTCGGAGACGCTGCCGAATTCGGGGCGGCGCTTCCAGATCTGGTTGACCGCCTTTTTCTGGGCGTCGTCGATGCGGAAGGTCGCGACGCGCTTGGCGCCGGTCGAGGGGATGAAGGGCGGAATGTAACGCTGGTCCATGGCTGCGGTCCTTTAGCTGAAGACGACGCCGGTATCGACGGCGTGTGAATAGCAATCGACGAGGTCGATGCCGAGATAGACTTGGTCGAGCCCGGCCGCGAGGCGGGCGGATTCGCGGGCGGCGTAGTTGGCGAGGGAGATGTTGAGCTTGAGGCTGGTGAACATTTTTGCGAATCCCGTTTGGGGCTGGGTGAAACGGGAGGCCCGGAGGCCTCCCTTGTGAATTACTCGGCGGCGGCGGCGAGGAGCGCCGGGACTTTGGCCTTGACGGTCAGAGTGTTGGAGAACGTGGTTTCGGTGCAGGCCTTGATCTGGGCCGGGGTCAGGAGCTTCTTGGCCTTGTCGGCCTTGAAGATATCCTTGCCGACAGTCTTGACGGTGACGACGCAGAATTCGCCTTCGATCTCGGAGAGGCCGAGATCCTTGAGTTGGGCCTTCAGGTCGTCGGCGATCTTCTGCGCGGCCTTAGCGGCGGCGTCGGCGGCGAAGAACTGGTCGGCGAGGGAGAGGTTGGAGAGGGTGGTCATGTGCGCAGTTCCTCGTGGTGCGTGGTCAACGAAGATAGGTTTAAACGGTTCGCTTTAAACCGTCAACCCACTTTCTGAAAAAACTTTCTTCACGGCAAAAAAACCCTTGCCGGTGCGGACGATGTCGCCGTCGCGGACGAGGCGCGAGCAGGCCGGGTGGGTGCTCTTGGCCTTGAGGTTGTTCTTCTGAAGCTCGACGCCGATCTCGAATGCGCTCACCGGCCGGTCCAAGGCCTTCAGCAGGCCGATGATGAGCTTCCCGACCACCTGATCGCGGGCGGCGCGAGGATTGGACGGGCGCGGCCCTACAGGCTTGTCCGGAGCCGCCGGGATGGGTGAGCCCGCGTCAGTGACCAGAAACAGGCTGTGCGGGCCTGCGGCGGCCCTGATGGCGTCGGCGTGCTTGAGGTTGGGGACGACGATGGTGATGCGATACGGCATTGGAATGCTCCATGGAGGGTTGAGTCGAAGGGGCTGGATGGTCAGTCGCCGATGGAAAGGAAGGCCATTACGCCGATGAACAGGAAGAAAAGGGCGAGGCAGTGCATGGTTTAAAGCTCCGAGATCATGGCGATGAAGATGGCGTAGGCGAGGAAGCAGGAAGTGAATTCAAGAACCGTGTGCATGGGTCAGAAGTCCCGGTCGAAGGTCATGGCGATGGCGATGGCGATGATGACGATGATGGCGAAGGTTCCTGCGACGGCGTGGAGATGCATGGCTATTCCCCGATCAGGTTGAGGATGAGGATGATGGCGCCCACGGCGCAGGCGAACCAGAAGGCGTCGATGGCGAAGGGGCCGGGCTGGGACATGGTTTTTCCTTTTTCAGATCATGACGATGCCGAGCGATTCGCCGGTCTTGGGGTCGATCACCTCGATGCGCCAACTGGCGTTGGAGCGGGAGGATGACCTGACCGGGCGGTGGAGCCGTCCGGGGTGTTTTTCGTCGAGGTTTCGGGAAATCCGGAGGGCGTCGGCCCTCCGGGGGATTTTGTATTCCACCGGGCCGGGCATCAGAGGATGGCCGGGCGGGTCACGACGGTCTGCTTGGTGTCGTTGTAGACGCTGTGGTCGCTGACGGTGGCCTTGAAGGTCACCTTGTCGCCCTTGGCGATGCCGGTGAAGATGCCGGAGCCCTTGTGGACGAGGACGTTGCCGTCCGCGTCCTTCATGCCGGTGACATGCTTGGTTCCGAAGGCGGTGTCGAACGAGGTGCGGTAGATCACCGTGGCGGTGAAGTCGCGACGCTGCTTGATGGCCCCCACGAAGCCGCTGGCGGCGTTCTCGGCCTTGCGGGCGGCTGCGATGGCCGCGCGGTTGGAAATGCGCTCCAGCAGGCTCCGCACGAAGCTGGTCTGCTTCTCGGAGATTTCGCCGTACTGCACGACGCGGCCGACGATGTCGTAGATGCGGTCTTCCTCGTAGCCCGTGAACGGGCTGGCGGCCTGATCGTCGGGCTCGACGCCGTTCTTGAGATCCTGTTCGCGGCTCTTGTAGAAGGCCAAGATGGCGACGCGCAGATCCCAAGCGGCCGACAGGCCTGCCTCGGCGAGGATCTTCTGGGCTTTGGCCTTGCCCGCGATGGCGGCGAGGCCGCCCTTGACCTCTTTCTTGAAGGCGTTGACCAAGCCGTTGTCGATGGCAAGCTCCATCTTTTCGGCGCAGTCGAGGCCGGTGCGGATGTAGACGTTGCTGGGGACGTGGTGGAAGATGGCGGTGTACATGCAGCCCGCGCCGCAGATGTGGCAGGAGCCGCCGTGCTCGTGGCGCGACCACTGGCCGCCTGTACAGGCGAAGTGGCGGGCAAGCTGCTCGCGGCGGGCGATGGCGCCCTGCCAGTCTTGGTCGCCAAGATAGCCGAAGGTCACGAAGTCATAGTCGGCGGGGACGAGGGCGGAGGGGCGATGGGCGTCGGTGCGGAGGAGAGCCATGTGGGTAGATCCGTTCGTTCGTTCGTTGCTTACAAGGGAGAACTTATTTCCCCCTTGCCGCAATGTCAACACACAAAGGGAAGTTTTTTCCCTGTTTCGGGAAACTTTGTGTTCAAGGCGATCCGATCTCAAGGCCATCGGCCTGCATGCCCTCGATCAATTCCCAGACGAACCGGGGTTCGACCGCGAGAGATCCGGCGAACCAGTCCATGTGGCCGGTGATGTTGTCGTCGAGCCACGTCTTGGCGGCCGGGGTGATCGGGTCGATCAGCCAGATCGAGCCGTGGTCTTCGAAGGTGGCGTCGAGAAGGGATTTGTTTTTCATGGTTTTGTCCTCAGAGGTAAGCTTGAGGCCCGAAGGCTTCGCGGAGTAGGCAACCAAGGCGGCGGTAGCCTTCGGGGCTGGCGGCGGCGAATTCCGACTGCGCGTGCATTTCCTTGACCACGGCGTGGTAAACGTCGCTCTCGGACATCCCGGCGTTGACCGCCTTGAGAAAGGCGGCGTTGAGCGACAGGGCGGCGCGGACGCGCCCCATCTTGGCGGAAAGACCCCAGTTGTCGGCGGTGGGATCTTTGATTTCCTTGGTGACGTGGATTTTCATGCCTTCCTCCTTACAGGGGCAGCATCTTGAGGGCGTGGAACCAGTTTTCGAGGTGCTCCGGGCAGCGGTCCTCCGCGTCGCATTGGTCGCGGATCTCTTCGGCGATCTGGATGGTCACGTCCTTGCTGGTCCCGGCGGCGAGGTCGATCTCGACGATCTGGCAGATGTCGTCGTCGTACTGGCCGTCCTTGATGTCCTTGACCAGCGTGGCGCGGACCATGTCGTTGGAGGTCACTTCGCGGGTCCAGTCGCCCGCGTCCTTGGCGCTGTAGGGGCCGCGCATGATGGGGAGGTAGATCTTGGTCGAGATGGTCATGGTGGCTATCCTCAGAAGTTGTGGGGCTGGGCGCCGCGCGCCTTGCAGATCGCGCGGGCCTCGCGCTTGCCGGAGACGACGATCATCTCGGCGTTGGCGAATTCCGGGCCGTTGCAGGGGCGCGCGCACAGGCGAAGCTCCCAAGTCTGGTTCCGGCCTTTGTGGAGATATGCGGTCATTGGGGCGCTCCGTTTCAACTGATTTGGTTTTAAACGGTGCGCCCCGGTGTGTCAATTGGGCATGGGCGAGATTCTTTCCACATTGCGCACAATGTGGTTTTTCATCAGGAAACCCCGGTTGATCAGGAAGCGCAGGGCGTCCTTGTCGCTCTTGGCGCGCACGTCGAAGGTGGCGTCGGTGCCGGTGATCTTGCTGTGGAGGGTCACCGCGTAGAGCGGGACTTCCGGCGATTCGAAGATGCGCGACTGCTGGGCGATCAGCCCCTCGATTAGGCCGCGAAGGTAGTTGGCGTTGTCGTCGAACATTGCGCGGTTCTTGTTGACGGCGCTCGCCTTGAGGTGGCGGACGCTCTGGGCGAGTTCAGAGAGGCTGATGTCGGTTTTGCTGGTCATGGTTCAGGCTTTCTTGGAGAGGGTTGCAGAGAGCGTCCGACCGGCGCGCAGGGCGCTGGCTTTGGTCTTGTAGGCCCGGACCTCGCGGGCCGGGGCGCAGTAGGCGTGGGCCACGACCCACGTCCAGTAGGTCTGGCCCTCCCAATGCTCCACGGTGACGCCGTGGGGCAGGGCGAGGAGGATCTTGCGGTTGTGGTACATGGCGGGCCTCAGAGGTCGATCTTGGCGCGGTAGGCGTCGCGGATCATGTTGTAGAGGTTGGGCGACAGGGCGGCCTTGGCGGCGTTCAGGGCCGAATTGACCTTGTTGTAGCCCAGCGTGATGCGGTTCGAATCGCCGGAGGCCTTGGCCTCGGCAAGCTCGTCGGCCAGCGCGCGGATGGTTTCGATGCCCGCGTCGATGGTCTGGCGGTTGCGCTGATATTCCTGATGGGATTCGCGGGCGACGGCGAGCATGGTGCGCTCGTCGTGCTTGGAGTAGCAGCCGCCTTGGAGGTTTTCGAGCAGGAAGTCGCAGCCGTCCGGGGTCAGGGTCATGCCGCCGCCGTTCACCTCGATCAGGATCGGGCCGTAATAATTGGCCTCGTTTTCGAAGCGATTGTGGCAGTAGCGGACGTTGCCGCGCTTGTCGAATTCGAGGTCGCCAACGGCGCCGCAGATCAGGATGGAGGAGAGGCGGGCGTGCTGGGCGGGGGAGAGAGCGGTCATCGGTGCGTTCCTTCGTGCGGGATCAACTAAAGCGGTTTTAAACGGTGCGCTCAGGTGTGTCAATCGCGTCTGGCGATTATTTTGAAAAATAATTATTGACCATCGCGACCGCTCCGGCCGCGTCATTGTGCAGCGCGTGGCCTTCGAAGTCGTCGGTATCGACGCTGAAGCCTTGGGCGCGAAGCTCGATGGCGGCGTCCTGAGCGGCGCTGAAGCGCGAGAAGCGCAGAACCAGCGGCAGGACGCCGTGGACGCCCTTGGGGGCGACGAGGAGCGTGTAGAGGGCGTTCTTTTTCATGGTTCAGGCTTTCGGCTTGAGGGAGATGGCGAGAGCTTTTCCGGCTTCGGTGATCTGCCAGACGGTTTCGGTGCAGTGCATGGCTCCCATGCGGTGGCAAAGCTGATCGATGCTGTGATGGCTGCGCAGGAAGACGAACAGGCCGGAGTCGCGCAGGGTTTGGGCCGCGTCGCTGCCGCGACCGCCGAAGCATCCGGCCTTGCGGCTGGTGACGTGGCCGAAATAGGTGGCGACGACGCCCATGCAGTGACGATTGGCCTCAAGCAGCAGAGCGGTCTGGGTCTTGGTCAGCTTCATCAGGTGCGTTCCTTCGTGCGGGATCAACTAAAGCGGTTTTAAACGGTGCGCTCAGGTGGGTCAATCCCTCCTGAGCGATTTTTCGAAATTATTTTACGAGCTTGTCCCACATGCGCGAGGCTGCGCAGAAGTTGACCGCCTCGCGGTAGCAGCGCGCCCAGATCTCGGCATGTTTTTTGGTGTGGAAATGCTGGGTGATCGCGTCTTCGCCGGTCACGGTCCAGCGCAGCGGCTTGTCGTGCCAGTCGCCGGAGCGAATCGGCGGATCGAGCGGGGCGACGGTGAGGATGCGGCGGTTCATTGATTCGTTCCTTCATGTGGGAGGGGTGAGGGGCCGGAGCCCCTCGTTGGTGGTCAGAGATCGACGATCTCGATCTTGCAGGCGGCGCGCCACGCCGCCCGGCGGATCTCGGCGTCGGCGTTGTAGGCCTTGCGGTCGGCGAATCCGTGGTCCTTGGCGATCTTGGCAAAATAAGCCGCCGCCGCCGGGGTGACGATGTCGCGGCCACGGGTGCCGCTCATCTTGAGGAGGTGAGGCGCGCCGGTCATGGCGTTGCCCTCGGCGGTCTTCTGCGCCGTGTCGCGGTCATAGCTGTGGCCGGAGATGATCTTGCCGTTAGGCAGCGTGACCATCCAAGCGGCCTTCACGTCGCGCTTGCCTTTGTAGACATCGACGAGGCCATTGGAGAAGGTGGCGACTTTCTTGGCCTTCTTGGCTTTCTTGGCGGCGGGAGCCGGGGCGACGTAGGTGAAACCGGCGTAGAATTGCGCGACGGCGGCGTCGCGGGTGGAGCGCAGGCCGTAGTGGCATCCGAAGTGGGCGATGGGGTCGCCGTTGGCCTTGGAAAGCTGACCGGCTTCGAAATACTTGCCATCGGCCTTGAGGGTTTCGACGTTGTGGCGGAGGGAGAGAGTGGTCATTGCGGTGGTCCTCGGTGCGGGTTCAACTAAGTTGGTTTTAAATGAACCTTTCATGCCGGTCAATGGGCAAATTGACGTTTTATCGTCGAAGTGCGAAATTATTTCGCCGTCAACGGAGATCCCTCATGCCAAATAACCACAAGCTTCGCGCCTACATGGAGCGCCTCGAACACCTCGATGACGAGAAGGTCGCCATCGGCAAGGACATCAGCGAGTTGCTCAAGGAGGCCAAGGGCGAAGGATATGTCCCGGCTATCCTGAAAAAGCTGTTGAAGATCAAAAAGGTGGGCTCCGTCGCCTATGACGAGGAGATCGCGATGATCGAGGCCTATCGCGCCGAATGCGGCATGTTTGAGAGCACGCCGATGGGCGCCTACATGAAGGAACAGGACAAGGGCAAGGCTCCAAGCTGATGGGCAAGAAGATCGGTCGGCCGATCAAGGCCGAGATGACTGAAGCCAGCGAGGAGATCATCCTTGAGGCGCTGGCCGAAGGCCTGACGTGGGATGAAATCTGCGCGCTGCCCGACATGCCGTCGTGGCGGATGGTATGTAAATATCGTCGCGACAACGAGGCGTTTGGTATCAATTGCAAGCGCGCGCGCGCGGATTATGCTGAAAAGGAGTTCGACCGCATCAAAGTATTGGCCGACAAATGTAATTCAGGCAACGTAGATTCGACGCGAGTTAAGCTATCGGCATTACAGTGGCGCATCCCCAGAATGAACCGCGATTACGCTGATAAAACTCTAACAGAGAATTCGACTACAGTGAGCGTCACCATGACCAAGCAGATCGACGTGTCGTCGCTCGATGTCGATGAGATGCTGGCGCTGGAGAAGGCCTTGGTCAAAACCATCGAGCACGATCCGGAGGAGTGATGGACGACAGCGCGGCGGTCTACCTGATCTGCGACGCCTATAGGGGCGACGCGCTGCCCATTGGCATCGAGCGACTCGATGGCGTCTGGCAGATCCAATTTATTCCTGTCGGCGCGGATGAGCCGTCGTTCTATGTTCCTGTCCGGGAGATCCGCGCATGGATCGAGGTCTGACATGCGGCTGATTCGGCTTATCCTCGACTGGGCGGCGGCGCGCGGCCGGGCGCTCGACATCCGCTTCCTGTGGCCCAGCCTCAAGGTGCAGGCCGAGACAGTGGAGATGGCGCGCCACGCCTTCCTGCTGCACGCCCTGCGCGACCCGGCGTGGCGGCGCATCGGCGAAGAGGAAGCGATTCGCATCATTGGAGATCTCGATTGAGCCATGGGGCTGATTGACCTTCCCAAGAGCATTGACAAGGCGGGCTATCTGCGCGCGCTGGACAAGCGCCTGTGCGAGGAATCGCTGGCCGAGTTCGTCAAGCGCTCATGGCACGCGGTAGAGCCCCTCCAGCCCTACAAGCACGGCTGGCACATAGATTTCATCTGCGAGCATCTGGAGGCCATCACCGCAGGCGAGATCGTCGATGGCGAGCCCTATAACCGCCTGCTGATCAACGTGCCGCCCGGCACCATGAAGAGCCTGCTGGTCAACGTGTTCTGGCCCGCATGGGAGTGGGGGCCGAAGAACATGCCCGGCCTGCGCTACGTCTGCGCCAGCCACAGCCTCGCCCTCGCCATCCGCGACTCGATGCGGATGCGGCGCCTGATCGCGAGCGACTGGTATGTCCGGCACTGGGGCGACCGCGTCATCATCCGCGACGACCAGAACGCCAAGGGCAAGTTCGAAACCACACAAGCCGGATGGCGCGAGGCCATCGCCGCCGAGTCGATCACCGGCGCCCGTGGCGACCGGGTGATCATCGACGACGCCCTGTCGGTCGATGACGCCAACAGCGACACGGTGCGCGAGGGCGTCAACCAATGGTTCCGCGAGGCGGTGCCGACCCGGCTCAACAATCCCGACACCTCGGCGATCATCGTCATCATGCAGCGGCTGCACGAGTCGGACCTGTCTGGCCTGATCTTAGACCAAGGAATGCAATATGATCACGTCATGCTGCCCATGCGCTATGACCCCGACCGGGCGGCGCCCACGCGCCTCGGCCTGATGGACATCAGGACCACGGCCGACGAGCTTCTATTTCCGGCGCGCTTCCCGCTGTCGGTCGTCGTGCGCGATGAAACCATCATGGGGCCGTTCGCCACCGCCGGGCAATTCCAGCAGAGCCCGACCCCGCGCGGCGGCGGCGTCATCAAGGACGCGTGGTGGCAGCTATGGACGGAACCGACCTTCCCGCCGGTAGACTTCATCGTCGCCAGCCTCGACACCGCCTACGGGCTCAAGGAAGAGAATGACTATTCGGCCCTGACCGTCTGGGGCGTGTTTACCGGCGATCCGGGCGTGCGCGCCACCCGCATGGTGGATCGATACGGTCGGCCGAAAGAGGCCTATCAGGGCGCTGCCAGCACCATGCTCGACGCGGTTCCTCACGTCATCCTGATGTCGGCGTGGATGGAGCGCCTGCCGGTCCACGAGCTAATCGTCAAGGTCGCGGCTTCATGTCGCGAATTGAAGGTTGACCGGCTGCTGATCGAGAACAAGGCCAGCGGCATCAGCGTGGCGCAGGAGATGCGCCGCCTGTTTGGGTTTGAGCCGTGGGCCGTCCACCTGATTGATCCTAAGTCCATCGACAAGCTGTCGCGGCTCTATAGCGTCCAACACCTGTTCGCCGAAAGCATGATCTACGCGCCAGACCGCGACTGGGCCGAGATGGTGATTCGCCAGTGCTCGACCTTCCCCAAGGGCAAGCATGACGATCTGGTGGACACCGTCAGCCAAGCTCTCAAGCATATGCGCGAGTGCGGCCTGCTGACCCGGTCGATAGAACGGCTTGCCGAAATTGATCGCGCTGTTCAGTTTGATAACGTCCGCACGCCACCGCCGCTCTACGACGCATGATTGCTTGCATGATCCGGGCTCGCGTCGTTAAGATGATCGCGCCGACGCAGGGCGCCGCGTGGTCAGGATTGGCGAGGCAAGGCGCCAGAGGGCGAGGCGTAAAAACTTCGCCCTCACTTCCACAGGAGATCTCATGCCCCGCATCCCCATGAAACCATCCATCGCCAAGGCTCTCGACGAGACGCACCCGACAGGGCCAGACCTCAATCCCGGCGGCTATGGCGTCGGCCGATTCGGAGCGTCGCCGGGCGATGACGACATCGGCGCGGATATCGGCCATAGCGAGGCGAAGCTCGATCTGCCCAAGCAGGCGCCCTCCAAGTTTCCGCCGTTCGACTTCCCGCCGCCGCCGCTGCCGCAACAGCAGCAGGGCGAGCCGACCGCCTTCACCGGCCAGCAGCAGACGGTGAGCGACGCCATGCTCTACGGCGTGGGATTCACTCGCATCGCCAGCGGCAATGAAGGCGTCGAGGTGACCAATGTCCCGGCGGACGAGGTTCTCTCGCATGGCGAGGATCTCCTGCCCGGCGGCATGGGCAATGACATCCGTGAGACGCGCCTGCCGGTGCAGGATGTCCTCGTCAGCCACCTCGCCTTTGGCGACGCCATCCGCGCCATGGAAACCGGCCTCAAGGTCCAGCGCGAGGGATGGAACGGCAAAGGCATGTGGATCGCGCTGTCTGGCCTTGAGGGGGCGCGAGAGGTGCAGGCGGCCGACCTGTGGTCGGTTCACGCCCGCATCCACGCCCGCGAGCAGGGCGGATCGGCCAAGGTGCTGCCGTGCATCATCATGAAGACCGCGACCGGCGAGATCCTGATGGGCTGGCTGGCGAGCCAGAGCGACATGCTGGCGAAGGACTGGAGGATTGTGTCATGAGCCGCGAAAAGGAAGAGAAACACTTTGTGCCGCAGCCTGAGCCCCGGCGCCGCGATCCGGAGCCCGATCCCCGGCATCGATATCCGGAGCCGCCGCCCAAGCGCGAGAGGGTAGAGCGCGAGCATGAGGTCGAGGCCAAGGCAGTCGAGCCGCCGCCGGTCGCGACCACCCGCGAGGTCAAGGACGGCTCGTGGATCAGCAACAGGTTCCGGCGATGAGCGGCGGCGATGTCCCGCGCCTGAAGGTGGTCCCCAAGACCACCGTCAAGGACTGGCGCAAGAGGGAATTGAAATACAACATCCGGCTGCTGAAGTCGGCGCTGAAGGTGCTTGAGAAGGAACTGAAGGAACGATGACCGACTCCCCCGCCCAACGCCCGGTAACCACACCCAAGGTCGCCCCCATCACCGGCCTGCCCATCGAGACGGCCAAGACGCTGTGGTGTCCCTTCGTCAGTCTCGTTGCGGTGCCGCCGGTCGGCGGCGTCGAGCAGATCTCCAACAATCGCGGCATGCGCCTGCACTACGGCGCGACCGACACGGACGTGCAGAAGAACATGAACTGCATCGCCACGCGCTGCATGTCATGGATTCCCGACTCCGTCGCGCCGACCACGCACGGCACTTGTCGATTGATCACCGGGGCGGGAGTGAAGGTATGAGCGACAACATCTTCAACGGCCGGTGCGTCGGCGGCCCGTACAACGGCAAGGGTCTGACCCACGACAGGCCGACCAAGCTGCTGATCGCGATGAATCACGACAGCCAAGGCGGCGAATATCGCTACATCAACGACAATGAGTGGCTGTGGCATCCGGAACAGAAGGAAGAGCCCGTGAGCAGACTAGCCGAAGAACAGATCGAGATGCAGATCCGCGAGAACCACAAGACCGCGCCGCGCATCACGCCTGAGATTATCGACCAGCGCATCCGGCTGGTGAAATACCATCGATTCCCCGACAGCACGCTGATGGTCTGCGCCATCGAATTGATGAACGGCTATCACGTCGTCGGCGAGGCTGGCTGCTCGTCGCCGATGACCTTCGACGAAACCATCGCCAAGCGCATCGCCTTCGACGACGCCCGCCGCAAGATCTGGGCGCTGGAAGGATACGTTCTTCGCAATGTGCTGGCAGGGCTCTGACAAGCCCGTTCCCGTTCTGTTCACAGAGGACTGACGCCATGCTGATCAAAGCTCCGATCCTCTGCTCCGCCACGGTCGATTGGGTTCGCCTCGGCGAATCCAGAGGCCTGCCGTTCAATCGCAACAAATGGCGCGTTACGGTGCTCGGCAGGCCGCCATATGCCAAGACGCGGATCTATGACATTATCGCGCGCAGCGACGACGAAGCCGCCCGCGAGGGCATGAGCATGTTCGTCGCCGACATGGAAGGCGAAGACGATGCCGCTTGTCCCCGGAGCCAACTCGAACATCCGACTGCATGACGCGGAGCCGGGCGCCGTCAAGCCGCGCCTGTCCATCGTCCATTCCGAGTCCGACAACGAGCCCGACGACTCGCCCCAGTTCGACGACAAGGGCGCAATCCTCCGCATCGAGCACCCCGATGGCTCTATCACCGTCAGCCTCGACGGGCGGCCCATTGAGGAGCCGCGCAAGGCGAAGTCCGGCTGGTTCGCCAACCTCGTGGACGACATCGACCCGCTCGAACTGGCGCGCATCGCCGACGACCTGATCCGGGGCGTCGAGGACGATCTCCAGTCCCGGCAGGAGTGGATCGAGGAGCGCGCCCAAGGCATCAAGCTCCTAGGCTTCAAGATCGAGATCCCCAACATCCAAGGCGCGGCCGATGGCGCGCCGGTCGAGGGCATGTCCAAGGTCCGCCACCCGATCCTGCAAGAGGCGGTGCTGCGCTTCCAAGCCAACGCCCGGTCGGAGTTCCTGCCCACCGATGGCCCGGTCAAGATCCGCGACGACGCCAACGGCTCCGACCTCCAGCGCGACCAGCAGGCCAATGCGCTGGAGAAAGACCTCAATCACTATCTCACGACGACCGCGACCGAATTCGTGCCGGACACCGACAAGATGTTCCTGATGCTCGGCTTCGGCGGCACCAGCTTCAAGAAGGTCTACAACTGCCCGCTGCGCAACCGCCCGGTCAGCGAGACGGTGGACGCCAACGATCTGATCGTCAACGACTCGGCGACCGACCTAGCCAACGCCAAGCGCATCACCCACCGCAACATGATGAAGCCATCGACCGTCCGGCGCATGCAGATCCTCGGCGCCTACAAGGACATCGACCTCTCGACGCCCAAGCAGCAGACGCTCGACGCGGCGCAGGAGGCGGCGAAGGCGCAGCAGGGCGTGACGCCATCGACCATGCGGCCGGAAGATCGTGATCGCCAGATCTACGAGTGCTATTGCGAACTGGACATCAAGGGATATGAGCACAAGTACAAAGGCAAGATTTCAGGGCTAGAAATCCCGTATAGAGTGACAATCGATGAGTCCAGCAGAGAAATTCTTTCCATCGTCAGGAATTACGACGAAGACACCAAAGAACTCCCTGTGGCCCGCGACAACTTTATAAAATACACATACATTCCCGGCTTTGGTTTCTACGATATCGGACTGCTCCATATCCTCGGCAACACGACCAACGCGATCACGGCAGCATGGCGAGAGCTTTTAGACGCTGGAATGTTCAACAATTTCCCCGGCTTCCTGATGGCGGACACGGGGGCGCGGCAGAACACGAACATCTTCCGAGTCCCGCCGGGCGGCGGCGCCTTGGTAAAGACCGGCGGCCTACCCATAAATCAGGCCATCATGCCCTTGCCCTACCAGCCGCCGAGTCAGGCGCTGATGGCGCTGGTGCAGGACATGGCGCAGACGGGCCAGCGGGTCGGCGGCACCAGCGAGCAGCCGGTCGGCGAGGGCAAGGCCGATTCCCCGGTCGGCACCACGCTGGCGCTGATCGAGCAGGCCACCAAGATCCTCAACAGCGTCCACAAGCGCATGCATGCCGCGCAGTCGCGCGAGCTTGAACTGATCGTCCGCTGCTTCAAGGAGAACCCGACCGCCTTCTGGCAGAAGAACAAGACCCCGGCCTTGCCGTGGGACCAAGCGACCTTCCTCAAGGCGCTGGATGACGCCAACCTTGTCCCGGTGGCCGACCCCAACACCTCCAGCCACATCCAGCGGGTGATGAAGATCATGGCGCTGAAGCAGCTACAGGGCGCGAGCCCGGCGCTTTATGATCCAATAGCAATTGATATTGCAGCTTTGCAAGCATTAGGCTTCAACAACCCGCAACAATTCATGGCTCCTCCGCAAGCGCAGGCCGCGCCGCCGCCAGAACTACTTAAACAGCAGGCTGAAACTCAAGCTAAAACTATGACTGCTCAAGCAACGATGCTTAAAGCTCAAGCCGACGCCGAGAAATCAAAGGCGGAAGTCGGCGCGATCAACGCCGGGGCCGGGCAGACCGATGGTTCCGGCCAGCAGATCGACACGCCCGTCGATCACCACCTCGCCGAAACCAAGAGGCTGGAGGCGGAAACCAAGCAGACGACGGCGCAGCACAACCTGACGCTGGCGCAGGCTAAAGTTCAGGCTGAACTGATGAATTCCCAAACGCGCGCCCAAGAGTTGCAACTCAAAGTTGCTGGGACGCACATGGACGACGCCCACCATCAGGAGGAGCTACAGGCCAAGCAGCGCGAAAGCACCATGAACCTCGCCAAGGAGGTCATGCAGAGCAAGGCCGAAAACCACCGCACGCTGGCGATTGAGGGCGCGGCGCACGAGCACGACCAAGCCATGCAGGCCCGCGATCACGCCCACGATCACAAGATCGAGACGGTGAAGCAGAACACCGCTGTCCGGGTCGCCAAGGCGCGGCCGAAACCCGTTGCCAAGGCTCCCGCCAAACCCAAGCCGAAGGCCAAGTGAGATGGACAAAGCCGCTCGCGCCGCGCTGTTGACCGCCAAGGCGCTCTACAAGCACGTCCCGCACGTCGTCGGCGGCAACGCGCCGATGAAGAGCGGAGGCCGCGTCGGCCGCGACCTAGGCGGCGGCGCGCCGTCGATCATCCAGCCGCCCAAGCCGCAGATCATCAAGCCGCCGGTTCCGGACCTCACCGGCTACAAGGATGCGCCGACCAAGAAGATCGAGGATATGCCGTGGCGCCCGCTGGCCGACGTTCACGCCGACCTCGGACACATCAGCGAGATCCCGTCGCACGTTCAGCACTTCGGCCGCTTCATGGACGAAACCTCGGAGCGCGCCGCACGCACCGGCCTGACGCCGCGCGACCTCCTTAAAGCCTACAGCATCACCAGAGCGTCCATCGGACGCGGAGCCCTGCCGCGCACGACTCTCGAGAAATACGGCTGGGAATTGCCGGGCGGCGTTGATTCGCTGCGGCCGGAAGGCGCAATGGGCGAGTGGCTGCACACGTCCGCCGGGCAGGCCTATCTGCACCACGCGCTCAAGGGCAGCACCGATCACCCCGAATATCGCGCCGCCATCCAAGACGCCGTGCGCAAGTTCACGCCCTTCGGCAAGCAGAACGACACCGAAGGCAAGGCGCTGCATTGGGGCGCCCAGAACCTCCCCGGCATGGAGGGCCACGTCTCCAAGATGATCGCGATGGCGCGCAAGGTCGGCGCTGACCCGCGCGAGTGGCGCGAATTCATCAAGAAGATCCCCGGCGTCGATACCGCCAAGGCCGGGTTCCTCGGCTCGATGATGGGCATGGGCAACCAGCCCACGCTCGACGCCCGCCAGATCGTGCTCAACACCGGCCTGCCGGTGGACGCCACCACGAACCAGCGCAGGCGCGTGGGCGCTGGCGCGGAGGCCGTGGACAGGCTGGCCGCCCGGCAGAGCGCCATGGACCTCAAAGGCCTGCCGGAGGAGCTTCAGCCCTATTACCAGCACCTCACCCACCACACCATCTGGGACAAGACCGCCAATGAGCAGACCACTCATCAGGATCTGATAAACGCCATGCGCCATGCGGCGACCGGAGGGCTCATCGAGGCCAGCCCGCTGGTCGATCACCCGGTGGCGCGCGGCATGAGGATGGCGGGCCTGCCGGGCCTGCGAGAGGGCGCGCGCGACGGGTTCAAGAAGGGAGGCAAGGCGCAAGCCAAGGCGCATATCGATCCGGAATACAGCGCATGGGACCAAGTCCCGACCCTCAACCCCGACCATCTGGTCGGCCACAGCGTGTTTCCGATCTTTGCTGACCTGACGCGCGCCGGAGGTCATTACCACGGCATCGATTCCAGCCGACTCGACGATCCGGAGAAGATGATGGGCGGACCCGGTTACCCCCTCCTGCCCGAAAGCCTGCTCCATCAACTGGCGTGGGCGGTGCAGGGCAAGGGGCGCGGCACCATGAAGCTCAACAAGGCGGCGAAATACATTCTCGTCTCGGCCATGGAGCACGACACCCACCGTTCGAACACCTCATTCGGCAACGCCCTGACCAAAACCATGCAGGCCTATGGCCGCGACAAGCGCCTGTCGCCGGAACAGTTCGCCGCGCTCGATGAAATGGTCCGGAGGCCCAGCGCGCAGAAAGAATTGAGCCAATTGCCCAATTTCCCCGGCTTCAGCCACCCGGATTCGCCAAAATTCATCGATAAATTGAGCTTTGAGGCGCGCAAACGCATCGCAGACATCCTTGGATCGGCCGAAGGGCAGGCCCACGGCGCGCCAAACCTCGAAAAAGTCACCCGCGAGACGCTCGATCCTCACTTTGCCGGGATTCCCAGCCGCCACGGCATGTTCCTGATGGAGCTTGCGCCGGGAAAGGCGGAAGACAACCTCGTCGATCTCAAGGAATCGGGCCTGCCGGTCCATCCCAGCTACAAATACGGCGTCAAGGGCCGCGTCGTCGGCAAATTTCACTCGTCCGTCGCCCCGGAGATCATGTTCCCGGACTTTTTCAAGAAGGCCAACGCCGCCGCCAAGGAGAAAATAGCGCGCGGAGAGACGCCCAACGTCCGGCGCGCCTTCGATATGTCCGCCCCAGTCCAGAAGATCACGCAGGACATCGCCGACAAGCTCCCACGGCGCCCGCAGGACATCCAATCGGCCAAGGCCGCCCAATTGGCGCTCAACGCCGCCAACGACCACTGGGAAACCAGCGACACGCCGGTCGGCAAGGGCGGCGTCGGCCCGGCGGAATTCGCGCAGGCCGCAGCCGCTTCCGACGCCTCGGCCGCCCACCCGCAATACACCAAGGAGGGGCTCGCCAAGACCCTGAAGGCTAAGAAGATGAAGCTCCATCGCATGCGCGACGGCAAGGTCTACTTCGCCTTGGAGCACGGCAAGGATTACAAGAAAGAGCACGGGTTCGAACATCCGGAACTTGGCCCCAACGAGACGGCTTTCCACAGCTATATCGACAACCAGCCCGGCGCTCATGGCATCGGAAGGTCGTCTGCCGTGTTGAAAGCGGTTCAAAGTGGTGCTACAGTGGCTGACGACTACGCGGTCCCAACCGAAGAGTATCCCCACGGACAAGCGCCCGACTTCCTGAGAACCCACGGGTTCGAGGAGCTAGGCCGCGTCCCGTTCGACGAGAAGAAAATAAGAGATCCAAAGCACGGCGGCAGCGAGGCCCGCTATCAGGACTTGCTGCACCATTGGAGAGAGAGCGGTTGGGACGAATCGCGCGGCATGCCGTCGCGCGTGATCATGAAGTGGAGAGGCAACGATGCAGATCGACCCAACGCAGTACAAAATTATCTCAGAACGGGCAGTGAGGCTGCTGGGCCATCAACTGATCGACCAGATGTCAGATCCACAAGCGGGTCACTTCAATCTGGCGCTCAAGCGAGTAGTGGACCGGGCGGGCTCGGCGGACAAGGTGACGGACAAGGAGATCGAGGGAGCCTACAAGCTGATCGTCCACCACGCCCTGCCGACCGGCTCTCACGAACACTTGGCTCCGTCTTCGGGATGAACCCAAGCGAGGCCACGCATTACGGCGTGGACCCCGCCGACATCGCCTCCGCACGACAGAGAATTCAAGCGCCCGTGGCTCCGGCTCCGGGCGCTGTCAGTGCTGTGCCTAAAACGCCTGTGACACCAGCGCCACAGGATGATATCGTTAAAAAGGCGCTTCGCCTTACGGCTCCGGGAGCAGTCTAATGTGCTTTTCACTCGCATGGCTTGAGAATTTGCTCATCTGGGTCGTCATTGTCGGCGCTCTAATCGCTATTCTCCAACTATTCGTGCCGTGGGTGCTGGCCCAAGTCGGCGATCTGGGCGGCGCTGTCGGCGTTGTGCTGCAAATCGTCAAGATTATCATCTGGGCGATTATTGTCATCTTTGTCATCTATATTGTATTCGATCTTATTCAGTGCTTGATGTCGTCTGGCTCACTGAAGTTGCCCAGACCATAACCCCGCGCACCGTGTGCGCTAAACACGAGAAGGGACTACCCTGATGTCTGAGGACAGCAAGCGATTCCGCGCCGCGATGAAGGCAAAAGCCAACGAACGCGGCAACCGGAAGCCTGAAGCGAAGGTTGACGCCTCCAGTTTTGGCTCGGCGGAGCAGAGCGATCCGCTCAACGCCGAATTCAAGACCGGGCTGCGGCCGGTCAGCAAGCGCGCCTTCAAGCGCGGAGGATTCGTCAGCGGCGGTCTGGCGCTCAAACACGGCGGGCGAGCGGCGCGCAAGGAAGGCGGCTCCGCCAAGAAGATCGCCGACGAAATCTCAATGAACAACATCAAGGACGCCAGCAAGAGCATCTACGGCTCCAAGCACATTGGCGGCGTCAAGGGCGGCGGCCGGATCAAGAAGGAAGTCGGCGGCTCCGGCGGCGGACCTCTGGGCGGCTTCACCACGGTGAGCAGCCCGCAGCAGGCGGCTGGCGAGGCCCAAGGAAAGTTCAATCCCGCCAACGTCGGCACCATCAGCCTGCCCGGCAAGCCGACCGGCGGCAGCATGCTTCACGCCAAGAGGGGCGGCAAGGCTGGCGGCGGGCCGATGCCGATGCCTCCGCCCCAAAGCGGCGACGATGGCGGCGACGCCGTCAAGACGGCGCTGCTGGAGGCCTTGATGAAGGCCCACAAGAAACCCAAGAAGAACAAGCTGCCTCCTCCCCCGGACAGCGCTCTCGGCGCGGCGCCCGATCCGGACTCCATGCCTCCTCCGGGCCTCGGCGCAAAGCGCGGCGGCAAGAAGCGCGCCGATGGCGGCGAGCTTCACGGCTATGCCGAAGACAAGACCCCGACAAAGCGCGACAGCGAAGGCACGAGCGGCCCCGGCCGCCTGTATGGAACAGGCGAAAGTGGCGGCGATACGCCGAAGAAGTGCGGCGGTCGCGCCCACCGCGCCCTTGGCGGCAAGACCATGAAGACCGGCAAGGGCAAAACCAACATCAACATCATCATCGGGCCGCAGGGAGCGCCCGCTGGCGGCGATCAGCCCGGAGCGCCTCCGGGAGCCCCGCCGATGGCGAGGCCCATCCCTGTGCCTCCTCCGCCACCTCCGGGCGGCATGCCTCCGGGCGGTCCTCCTCCGGGCGCTGGCGGGCCTCCTCCGGGGCCGCCTATGCCTCCTCCGGGGATGCCTCCTCCGGGCATGGGCCGCGCGCGCGGCGGCCGGGCCTACCCGATTAAGCATGCGGCAGGCGGCGGCAAGGGCCGTCTGGAGAAAATCAAAGCCTATGGAGAGAAGCCGTGAGTTTCGAGAAGTTCGTCGCCGATCATGCTGTCGCCATTTCATTGGCCTTTCTCGCGACGATCTTTCTCGTCGCGGCATTTCTCCTCGTGGCGCCAGCCCGATCTCAGTCCATCGAGGTCGGGCCGGGCGGCATCGCGGTGAACCCATTGCCCAGTCATCATCGCAACTGGGGCCGGACATGCGAGGAGCTTCGCCTCGCCTGTGAATACAAGTCTGAACGTGGTGAAGAGGGCATGGGAAACTGCCGTCGCTACCGCCAAACATGCCAATATTGATAGGAGATGAATGATGGTTTTTCGTCGTGTTGTAATTCGCGGAGTGGCCGAAATCGGCGAAGTGGACGTGACTGGTCCCGTCGATCCCGGCTTTGGCCGCCCCGGTGGCGGCGGTCGTCCGGATCAGGGTCTGCCCGGCTACGGTCACCCGGATCAGGATCTGCCGGGCTATGGTCACCCGGATCAGGGACTGCCCGGCTATGGTCACCCCGATCAGGGTCTGCCCGGCAGGCGCCCGCACCCCGATCAAGGCCTTCCCGGCTATGGTCATCCGGATCAGGGTCTTCCGGGCTATGGTCATCCCGACCACGGCTTGCCCGGCTATGGTCATCCGGATCAGGGTCTGCCCGGCCTGCCGGTCTACCCCAGTCAGGGACCGATCCTTCCCGCCGCCCCCGGCCATCCGATTCCAGTGCCGCGCATCCCGGTGGTCAGCGTCATCCCGCTGCCCGAAGGCGAAGTGCTCCCGACTGAACCGCCGCACCGGCCCGGTAGGATCGCCGTGGTCGTCGATGGCGAAACCAAGGCTGTCGGCTGGCTTCAGGGCTCCGACGACCTTCCGGTCGCCGCGCCCAAGGGCGAAGCGCCGGTCCCCGGCGGCCACTGGGTGGCGGTCGAAGTCAATCCGCAGGCAAGGCCCAAGAAATGCGGCGACGGCAGCGATGGCGTCGGCAAGACCGGCTTTGCGTGGGTGTTCGAGGTGAAGCCCGACTGGGGAACGGAGCCGACCCCGGTCTAAAAACAACGAAAAAGGCCGCCCCGCGTACATCCGGCGTGGGCGGCCTTCCTCTCGTCGGCCTCAGTCGTCACGGCCTCCTGAACAGTGACATACCTCACGCCCAAGCTATGATCAAGAGCATTCGCCATGATTTCATGGGTGAAATACGTCAAGCATGCCGAAAAAGAGCAGCACGAGGCGTTGGGATGGGTCGCAAATGGCGATATGGGGCCGATCTACGGCCATTTTCGCATCCTGATGGAATGGACCGGCGACGGAGATCCACCCAATGTTGACGACCAAGAATGTGCTGGCTCAGGAAATGAGAAAACTGCTGATCGAGCGCATTGAGGTTGAGAAAAACAACCTCGCCTATGGCGCGTCGATCAAGAGTTTCGAGGCCTATCGCGAAATGGTCGGCATGATCAGAGGCCTGCATGAGGCGATAGACATGCTCGACGACGCCGAGACAAAGGCCAGCGAGCGCGAGCGCGGCGTATAAGGGCTCTGACAGTCCGCTTGCTATAAAAATCAATTAGTGAGAAGTTATTTCGCTCTTGACAGGAGAGCGATATGGCATTTGCCGAAATGGCGTTCGACATAAACCCCCGCGAAGAGATCGCAGCAGCCCTAGGAAACATCGAAGGCGTCGAGATTTTCGCCAATCAGGTGCTGGCGGCGATCTACATTCGGCCGGAGAAGACCAAGTCCGGCATCTTCCTCACCCAGCAGACGCTCGGCGAGGACAGATATCAGGGCAAGGTCGGCCTGATCGTCAAGCAAGGCCCGCAGGCCTTCGTCAATGACGCAAACTGGACCTTCGCAAACAACATCGGCGTCGGCGACTGGATCATCATGCGCCCGACCGATGGCTGGGCGATCACTGTCAACGGCGTCCTGTGCCGCGTCTTGTCCGACACGTCGGTCAGAGGCCGCATTTCCTCCCCCGATCAGGTGTGGTGATGACAAAACCGAAGGGCGAAGCGCCCAAAAACCCCGAAGAAGAGCTTGAGATCGACGACTCGGCCATCAAAAATCCGCCGAAGGTCGAGGAACCGCCGCACGACGAGCCAGATCCGCTCGCCGAATTGCGCGCGCAACTCGATCAGGAGCGCGCCGCGCGCGTTTCGGCTGAACAGCGCGCCAATGAAGCCTCCCAGCAGGCCTATCAGGCGCGAAGCGAGGCAGGCGACAGCCAGATGAACGTCGTCATCGGCGCCCTAGAGCGCGTCAAGGAGATGCAGGGCAACCTGAAGGAGGCTTTCAAGGCCGCCATCGCCGCCGACGACACCGATGCGCAGGCCGAGATCCAAATCGAGATCTCGAACAACGCCGCGCGGCTGCTTCAACTGGAAAACGGCCTCGAATCGATGAAGCAGCAGCCGAAACCGGCTCCGCCTCGCATGATTCAGTCCGATCCGGTCGAATCTTTTGCCGCGCAACTGACGCCGCGCGCCGCCTCGTGGATTCGGCGGCATCCGGAGTGCGTCACCGACCAAAAACTGTTCCAGAAGATGGTCGCGGCGCACAATATCGCGGTCGCCGACGACATCGAACTGGATTCCGACGAATATTTCCGCACCGTCGAGGGCTTGCTGTTCAAAAAGCACAAAGCGCCGGTCCAAGACGACGAGGAATATGAAGATCCGACCGCTCAGGCCGCCCGGCGCGCTCCGCCTCCCGCCGCGCCTGTCGGCCGCACCTCCGGCAACGGGCGCACGGCCCAACTGTCGCCGGAAGAGCGCGAAATCGCTGAAAATTCCGGCCAGACCTACGAGGAATATGCCCGCAACAAGCAGGCGCTCAAGAAAGAGGGGAGGCTGCATTGACCAGCATGAAACGACCGCATCAGAGCATCTTCTCCAAGCCAGACCCGGAAGAGGAGCCCTTGCAGAACTACACCGACAGGAATCTCGAGGAAATCGCCGCGCGAGACAGCGCCGCGCCGCGTCCGCCGATGCGCGAGGCCAAGGCGTCCTCGGTCGAGAGAGCCAAGACCCGCGCCAAACAGGTGCGCGAGCACATCGTCTCGATGGACGAAGGCATCGACGAATTCTTCATCGATCCCGCCGTCATTCCGGAAGGCTGGGGCTACGAATGGAAGACCCAGTTCGTCATGGGCAAGGAGGAGCCCGCATATGCCGTGGCGCTGGCCCGCAAGGGCTGGGAGCCGGTTCCGGCCTCCAGACACCCGGAACTGATGCCGCGCGGCTCCAAGGACGTTTACGTGACCCGCAAGGGCATGATCCTGATGGAGCGCCCGCAGGAGCTTATCGACGAGGCTCGCGCCATCGAGGCGCGCCGCGCCAAACTTCAGGTGCGCAACAAGGAGGAGCAGCTTTCCGCCGCTCCGGCCGGTCAGTTCGAGCGGTCGAACAAGGATGAGCCGCTGACAAAACTCAGGAAGAGCTTCGAAGCGATGCCTATTCCGGAGTAAGTGGGAAATATCTTCCCACTGTTATCAGGGGTCTGACTGGCCCCTGTTTACTTTCGCAAAAACGAGACTATTATCCGGCCAGAGCCTCCCCGGCGGAGGCGGATAAATTCCCCCGGTTTCTGAATCGCCCCGGCGCGCGATGATGGGCCTCCTGCAAAGGAGTTCGCATCATGGCGAACATTAATGCTCCATTCGGATTCCGTCAGTCCGCCGGTCTTGGCTCCGCCCCGACCTACGAGCAAATCACCGCTTTCATCACGGCTGGCGCAGGCGCGATCTATTACGGCGACCCTGTCACGCCGTTGGCCGATGGCTCGGTCGCTCAGGCGATCACCTCCGGCGCGACGCCCAACCTCACCACCAATCTGGTCAGCGGCATCTTTCAGGGCTGCAAATACCTTTCCACCTCGCAGAAACGCACCGTCTGGTCGAACTACTATCCCGGCGGCGGCGACCCGGTCGCGGGCTCCATCGAAGCCTATGTCGTCAACGACCCCAACGCCCAGTTCATCGTCCAGACCGATTCGACCGGCGCGACCCTTGCCGACATCAACGCCACCTACGGCTTCAACATCGGCACCGGCAACGCGGCCAACGGCCTGTCTGGAGCTTATCTGGTCATCGCCAACGGCAATGTCGCCAATATGCAATTCCGCGTCACTGGCGTTGTTAATTTCCCGCCCAGCGCGCCGGGGACGCTGGCGAACGGCCAGCCCTATGACTGGGTCACCGTCGCCTTCAGCGCCGTCCAGAGCAGAAATTTCACGGGCGTGTAATCACGGTCAAGGGCGCGCGAGCGCCTAAAGGAACCTTTTTCAGGAGTGAACCAAAATGGCCGTCAATCTGTCCGCCATCAAAGACCTTCTCCTCCCCGGCCTGCGCGGGATTGAAGGCAAATACGAGATGATCCCGTCGCAATACGACAAGATCTTCACCAAGCACAATTCGAAGCTGGCGCTGGAGCGCACGGCCGAGATGCGCTACCTCGGCCTCGCCCAGTTGAAGACTGAGGGCGGCCAGACCTCGTTCGACAACGGCGCTGGCGAGCGCTACGTCTACAATCAGGAGCACACCGAAATCGGCCTCGGCTATGCGATCACCCGCAAGGCCATCGACGACAACCTCTACAAGACCCAATTCCACCCGTCGAACCTCGGCCTGATCGAATCCTTCCAGCAGACCAAGGAAATCTACGGCGCCAACATCCTGAACACAGCGACGACCTACAACGCCAACATCGGCGGCGACGGCAAGGCGCTCTGCGACCCGTCCCACCCCATCGACGGCAATACGGTCGGCAACATGCCCGCCGTTCAGGTCGATATCAACGAGGCGACATTGCTCAACAGCATGATCGCCGTCCGCACCAACTTCCGCGATCAGGCCGGATTGAAGGTGTTCGCGCGCGCCAAGAAGCTGATCGTGCCGCCCCAGTTGGAGCCGGTCGCAATCCGCCTCACCAAGACGGAGCTTCGGCCCGGCACAGCAGATAATGATGTCAACGCAATTTTGACCACGGCCGGAGGGCTCCCCGAAGGCTATTTGGTCAATGATTTCTTGACCTCGATGTTCGCTTGGTTCCTTCTCACCAATATTGACGGCCTGTCATTCATGGAGAGAATTAAGTTCGAAACGGATATGCAAGTCGATTTCGTTACAGACAACTTGCTGGTCAAGGGATATGAGCGTTATAGCTTCGGTTATTACAACTGGAGATCTATCTACGGCAACTTCCCGACCTCGTAATACTGGCTCAGGAGACAGCACATGGGTGCGACACACTTCACGGGGCCGGTTATCACGGGCGACCTTTCCCAAGGTCAGGTAGGCGGTCCAAATCAAGGCTTCATCGAGTCCTATCAGGATATCATCATCCTGAACCCCGGACCCGGCAATCAGGACTACGTGCTCAACATCCCGGCTGGCTCGGTGATCATGGGCTTCGAAGTTGCGACGTTCACGGCTTGGAACAACGCCACTTCCGCCACGATGCTTCTTGGAAAGACAGTCGGTGGCTCGGAATATGCCACCGTCACCGACCTGAAAGCGGCGGCTCCGTTCCCGGCGATGGTTCAGAACGCTGCGCAGATTGCCGCCCAGCGCGGATACACAGCGCTTGGCGTGGCTGCGCCGGTCACTGGGCCGATCAATATTCGCGTCACTTCCGTTGGCGCTGGCACCGCTGGTTCAGCGCTGGTGTCCGTCCACTATGTCCAGACCACGTCATCGAGCTAAGGGGCGCCTGACATGAAAACAACTGCACGCAAATTCGGCGGCCCGACCAAGGGCGACGAGGTCGAGAAGAAAGACATGAAAAACAAGGAAATGTCTCACTCCGAGAAGGAGAGCGAGATCCACGGCGAAGCCGACGCCATGAGCGCCAAGAAGGGCAAGAAGAAACAGGTCGGAGGCCCGGTTGGCGCGACAGCGCGCAAGCATGGCGGCCGGGCGGCGAGAGCCAGCGGCGGCGGATGCGAGTCGAACCCGTTCACCTCGGCGCGAGCCGGGACTGCGGCGCCGGGCAGGAAGCTGCAAAAGACCACGATGGACTAAGCAGTCCGGTCTGAAAACAGGGGCCGAAGTGGCCCCTGAACCTTATTTGGGAGCACGCCATGGGCCGTCCGATTGTCGTCACCGCCGCGCCGCTCGCCGCAGCCGTCGCCAATGGCATCGTCCTATCGACGGCTCCGCCGCTTGGTGTCGTGCCTCTGACAGGCTCCAAGGTGGTCAATGGCGTCGCCGTGCTCGATCAGGCCCGCCAGATCGCCTTCGCCTCCACCGGCAACAATTCCAACACCACCTTCACGATCACCGGCACTGACGCCTTTGGCGCGCCGCAGAGCGAGGCCGTGGTCGGCGGCAACATCGCCACGGTCGTCACCACCAAGAATTACAAGACGGTCACTTCGATCACCAGTTCAGCCGCGAGCGTCGCGGGCCTGACGGTCGGCACCAACTCCAGCCCGGCGATCACATCGTCCGGCTGGGTGCGCTTCGACACTTGGAACATGGCTGGCGTCGCCCTTCAGGTGACCGCCAACGGCACCGTCAATTACACGGTGCAGCAGACCCTCGACGACCCCAACAGCCCGACTGATCCAGTCCTCCCGGCGAACGTGACGTGGGTGGCGCATCCCGACGCCACGCTGGTCGGCGCGACAACATCGCTACAAGGCAATTATGCCTACACGCCGACCTTCGCGCGCGTGCTGCTCAACAGCGGCACCGGCACGGTCACCGCGACCTTCATCCAGCCAGACAGCGGAAACTACTGATGGCGAACCAAGGGCTCTCGAACGGTAAGCACAAGCTGGCCTCGTCGCCCGGCCTCGCGAGCTTCAAGGGATTGGGCAACAGCATAGGGTTTGGAAGCCTCGTTCTGGTTCCTGCGGAAAAATCCGTTACTATGAAAACGGAACCAAAAGGAGCGCACGATGCCCCTCGGCGGAAACAGTGGAACATATAGCTACGCGCCCGGCCTAGGCGACATCGTCCTCTATTCCTACGGCCTCTGCGGCGTCAGGCGCACCCAGATCCTCCAAGAGCACATGCAGGACGCCCACATGGCGTCGAACCTGTTGCTGGCCGACTGGAGCCTCAAGGGCATCAATCTCTGGCAAGTGGACAAGATCGAGATCGACCTCGTCGAGGGCCAATCCACCTACAACCTCGATCCCGACATCGTCGTCATGCTGGACACCTACGTGACGACTGGCGCGCCCGAAGCTCTGATCGACCGCATCATCTTGCCGGTCGGCCGCACAGAATATGCCAGCTATCCCAACAAGGAGCAGCAGGGCTTCCCCACCGTCTTCTGGATGAACCGCCAGCTTGCGCCCACCGTGAGCCTGTGGCCGGTCCCCAACGGCGAGCAGCCGACCATGGTGTCCTATGTGCTGCGGCAGGCGCAGGACGCCGATTTTGACAACGCCCAGACCCCGGCGATCCCCAATGTCTGGCTCAACGCCTTTGCTGTCGGCCTTGCCGAGAAGCTGGCGATGTCGTGGGCGCCGGAGCGCCTCGCCTTCCTGTCCGGCGCAGCCAAGGCGGCCTATGACGCCGCAGCCGCCAACAACGTCGAAACCGCGCAGCAATACATCGCGCCGCAACTCGGCGGCTATTACAGGTGAGGATCGAGCCGTGGGCTATGCGTCAAAGCTCGGCAGAGCCAAGATCAGTTCCAAGAGCCCGCAGGCCGCAGCCGTATGCGACCGCTGCGGCGGCGTCTTCAACCACGTCGATCTCCAATGGCAGATGGACTGGGCAGGCGCGGCGCTGATCAACAAGCGCCTGCTGGTCTGCCACGCCTGCCTCGACGACCCCCAGCAGCAATTGCGCGCCATTGTCGTTCCGGCCGACCCGATGCCGATCATGAACCCGCGCGTGCAGGACTATCGACTGGCGGAAAGGAACGCCCGGCAGGCCAGCGGCTACAACACGGTCGATAAGCGCACCGGAATTCCGATCCCCGGCGGGCCGACCCGCACCACGCAAGTTGACGACACCCGCGTCACGCAGCAGACCGGCGAGCCGCCGGGCGGCCTGAATCAACGTCCCGGCACCGATCCAAATGCGCCGGGCAATAGCGATCCGGGCCTGCCCTACGACAATGTGGATGTTCCAAACACGGGGCCGCTCAAATAATGGCAAACGTCCAAATCCCCAACCTCCCCGTCGCCTTGTCGCTTTCCGGCGACGAATCAATCGAGATTGTGCAGGGCGGCGCCTCGATGCGCGCCACCACGCAGCAAATGGCCGACTTGTCCACGAAAGGTCCGGTAGGCCCGCCGGGGCCGACAGGACCAACGGGGCCGACAGGACCAACGGGGCCGACAGGACCGCAAGGCGCGCCGGGCGCCGCAGGCAATCCCGGCGGAACGGCTGGTCAGGTCCAATACAACAATGCTGGCACTTTCGCCGGATTTACGATGAGCGGCGATGGCACGCTGGTCGCTTCGACCGGCGTCATCACGGTCACCAAGACCGGCGGCGTGAATTTCGGCCCCTACGCCACGGCGCTGACGCTCCCTGTGTTCACCAGCGGCGCGGCTGGCGTGGTCCCTGCGTCAGGCGGCGGCACCGCCAACTTCATGCGCGCGGATGGCGCGTGGGCTCCTCCTTCGGCCTCGACGGCGGCTGGCGGCACCAATGGGCAGATTCAGGTTAACAGTTCCGGCTCGTTGGCTGGCGTGACGCAAAATGGAACGGGCCAGCCGGTCGGTTCTAACGGTGCTGCGAGCGTGGTTTTCGGGACGCCCGCCACCGTCAGCAGCGCCTCCGCCAACGCCGTGTTTTTTCTCGCCAAGTCCACGGGCGCGTTCAGCAATCTGGTGACAGGCCTTTCGAACAGCAATCCGCGCTGGAGCACGGTTCTTGGCGACTCCACGGCGGAATCCGGCTCCAACACCGGGTCTAATTTCGCCCTCACGCGCTATACCGATGCTGGCGGCGTCATCGACAACCCAATTTCAGTCAACCGCGCCACCGGGCAGGCGACATTCGCGCAGCCGATCAATGCGCCCGGTCTGGACATGCGCAACCGGCTGATAAACGGTGATTTTCGTTTTGATCAGCGCAATAACTACGGAACAGTAACCCCCGTGGACGGAAATTTTGTAGCCGATAGGTGGAAGTTCAGCGCGTCACAGGCCAGCAAGCTTTCCTCGGCAGCAGTGAACAACAGCGGCCTTGCCTTGATTGGCGGCGAATTCCAGACTTATCTCGAAATGACGGTGCTGTCTGCGGCCACGATTGTCACTGGCGATCACTTCGGCCTCTTCCAAATCATCGAAGGGGTTTACTGGTACGACCTTGGCTTTGGCTTGTCTGGCGCGAAGCCGGTAGCGTTCTCTTTCTGGGTCAACACCACCGTTACCGGCACGCATTCCGGGTCGATTCGGAATGATGACGCTTCCAGATCATACCCGTTCACATTTTCGGTTCCGACAGCCAATGTATGGACAAAGATCGTCGTTCCCATAGCAGGGGATACCGGCTCGACATGGCAGGGGTTCACCAACGGGGCGGCGGCCATCTTTGCAATCAACCTCGGAGCCGGAGCGACATATCAAGCCCCAGCAGGCTTCTGGGGGAACGGCAACTACGTCGCGGCATCCGGCTCCGTCAACGTGGTGGCGAATGCGGCTGCGAAGTTCAGGATCACGGGTCTTCAAATTGAGCAGGGTTTGACAGCGACGGCGTTCGAAAGAAGGCCATATGCAGAAGAATTGCGGATGTGCCAAAGGTACTACCAACAAGTTGTGTTCCTTATTTTTAATGGAGCGTGGCCTACAGCACTTAACATACTATCTCTTAAAGTTACCATGCGCGTCCCACCTAATGTAACGGTATCTGCATTAGGTTCTGGCAGCGGGGCGGCGTTTGGTGTTAGTTCGGAATACATATACCAGAACGCAGCCAACTCCGTACCAACTACTGCAACACTGTTAATAAGCTCGGAGATGTGACATGGATGCCGCAGACATCCTCAATCTCCCGGTCGCCACCTCCCTGTCCGGCGACGAATTCATCGAGGTGGTTCAGGCCGGAACCCTTCACCGCGCCACGGTCAAGCATTTCAGCAAAAGGCTGCTTGAAGCCAACGGCCCTCTTCCGGGGGTTATTCTTCTGGACGGCCGGGAAGGCCCGCAGGGAGGCACAGGACCGGCAGGACCACCCGGCCCGCTAGGTCCACACGGGCCGCCCGGCGGCCCCGGCCCGCAGGGCGTCGCTGGCCCTCCGGGGCCAACTTTCATTCCGGCCTCCGGCGCCGTGATCCGCTCATGGTCGGTCTACGACAGCAATCGGCATTTGTTCAAGGAGCGCTATTTTTTGGGCTCCGATTACCAGAAGAAAAATTTCTACCCGCAACTGATGCTCGCGCCTGCCGTGTCGGCCATTGGCAACCGGTTGCGGCTGCGGGCCAAGATCTGGTGCAGCGGCACGGACACCGATTGCGTCATCAATGGCGGCTTGTTCCTGAACGGAACAAAGGCGGTGAGCGTTGCGCGCGCCTTCGCTGACGCGCCGCTGCTGTTCGACTATGAAATCATCCCGACCGTCATGACGCCGCAGATGTTCTCTTTCTGCGTCGGCACGGCTGAGAGCGGCGCTGATTGCATTGTCAATGTGCCGCACCTAGTCCAGAGTTGCCTCGTGATCGAGGAGATACAAGCGTGAGCGATGTCCAGATCCCAAACCTTCCCGCCGCGTCTTCCTTGTCAGGCCAAGAGCAGATCGAAGTCGTGCAGGATGGCGTCTCGGTGCGCGCATCGACATCGCAGATGCTTGACCTGTTCACTCTTCCTCTCGCCTCCGACGTTCTGCCGTCAATGGATGGAACGGCGAATGCGGGCGGCAGCATAAATTACGCGCGCGGCGACCATGTTCACCCGTCCGACACCTCGCGCTATGCCGCCAGCAACCCGGCGGGATATCAGACGGCGGCGCAAGTCACCGCCACGCTGGTCCCCTACGCCAAGATCGACTCGCAGATATTCACCGGCACGCCGTCTCTGCCAACCGGGACCGCCGCCGTCACGCAGGCGCCGGGCGATAGCTCTGCCAAGATCGCCACCACCGCTTTCGTCGGCGCAGCGACCGGGGCGCTCGGCCTCGGCACGATGGCGACCCAAAACGCCAATAGCGTCGCGATCACGGGCGGCGCGATCAACGGCACGACGGTCGGCGCGACCACGGCGAGCACGGGCGCCTTCACCACATTGAGCGCCACCACCAGCGCCAATTTCACCACGTCCGGCACAGTCACCATCAATCCGGCAACGCTCGGCGCGATGAACAATGTGACCATTGGCGCAACCACGCCTGCGGCTGGCACTTTCACCAACCTAACCGCGTCCGGCACGGTTTCCGGCGCCGGATTCACCACGCTGCTCTCGACCTACGCCAAGATCGACTCGCAGGCCTTCACCGGCACGCCTAGCCTGCCGACTGGCACGACCGGCATCACGCAGGCGACGGCCGACAACTCGACCAAGCTGGCGACCACGGCCTACGTCAAGGCGCAGGGCTACGCGACCACCGCGTCCCTTGGCACCATGTCCACCCAGAACGCTAATGCCGTCGCCATCACCGGAGGCGCGATAGACGGCACGCCTATCGGGGCCACGACGCGCAGCAGCGGCGCTTTCACCACGCTGGCGGCCAATGGCGCAGCCACGTTCACAAACTCGCTGACGGCCTCGCCAGCCAACGCCAACGTCACGTTCTCACCTACCGGCACCGGCACGGTCACCGTCAATCCGGCCACGCTCGGCCACGTCGATAACACGGCAGTTGGCGCGACGACGCCCAGCACGGGCGCCTTCACCACGCTGGTCGCCACCTCGATCAACAGCACGCCCATTGGAGCCACGACGCCCAGCACGGGCGCTTTCACCACTTTGAGCGCCACCAGCACGGCGACGTTCACGGGCGCGTTGACGGCCTCGCCAGCTAACCTGTCGGTCACCTTCTCGCCCACCGGCACCGGCACGGTCACCATCAATCCGGCGACGACCGGCAACATCAACAATATGACCATCGGCGCGACCACGGCGGCGGCTGGCACCTTTACCAATTTGACCGCGACCGGCACGGTGGGCGGCGCTGGCTTCACCACGCTGCTGACGCCCTACGCGCTGGTCAATTCTCAGGTCTTCACCGGGACGCCCAGCCTGCCGACAGGCACCATTGGCGTCACGCAGGCGGCTGCCACCAATAACACGACGCTGGCGACCACGGCTTATGTGAAGTCGCAGAACTACCTGACCGCCAACCAGACCATCACGCTTTCGGGCGATGTCACCGGATCTGGCGCTGCGGCCATCGCGGCGACGGTTGTGCAGCTTCAGGGCCGACCGCTGTCGGCTTCTCTGCCCGCCACCGGCAACCTGATGGGCTGGAACGGCACGACGTGGGGTCCGGTCGCGGCTGGCGCGGCTGCGGCGGGCGGCACCGCCAACCAGATCCAGTACAACAATGGCGGCGTCCTCGGCGGCCTTCCCACCACTGGCACGTTCGCTGGCAGCAATGTGGTGTTGAGCATCGCTCCCCTTATCTCAAACAGCCTGAATATCACCAGCGCCGCTGGCACCGCCTCGCTTACGATGAGCAAGTTTACCGGCGCCTTCAGCAACATGATCCTCGGCAGGACAAACGCGCTCAATCGGTGGGCGCTCGGCGTCGGCAACAACACCGCTGAAACCGGATCAGCCAATGTCGGCACGGATTTCACGCTCGACCGCTACGATGATGCAGGCAACTTTATCGACCGCCCGCTCTCGATCTACAGGACCGATGGACACGCCAACTTCTCCGTAAACGCCACGTTCCCGGCAGGCATCACCGCCGGTAGCTCCACTTTCAACAACGCCTTCACAATAGCTCCTTCGGGCGCCACCAGCGCCATTCTCACGCTGAACAAGTCGTCTGGCAGCACCGGGGTTATAGCTGCCGTTGAGGGGCAGACTGTCGGGTCGCGGCGCTGGCTGACGATACTGGGCAACGGCACCACGGAAGGCGGCAGCAATGCTGGCTCCGATTTCCTGATCAATCGCTATTCTGACACGGCGGTGTTCATCGACACGCCCTTCCAGATTATCCGCTCGACCGGCGTCGCCACCTTTTCTAAAACGATAATATCCGCCGGGGTAACAATCACCAGCCCAGCGGCGACCGACGCCATCCTGATTCTCAACAAGCCGGTCGCGACCCAGAACAACGTCATATACGGCCAGAAAGCTGGCGCGGCCCGGTGGGGCATGGCGCTCGGCAACGCCACGGCGGAAAGCGGCAGCGACAAGGGCAGCGATTTCGCCATCAACAACTGGTCTGACGCCGGGGCGATCCTCGGCACCCCGCTACAGATACTCCGCACTGGCGGCTACACCTATCTGAACGGTAACGGCGCGACGCTGATTTCCAACACTTTTGAAGTTGCGCCTTACGGCCACACCGCCCTGCGTATGAACAAGGCCGGGTCAGGCAAGACCAATGTCATCTCCGGCATGAACAACGGCCTATCTCGCTGGAACATGGAGCTAGGCGACAGCACGACGGAAAGCGCCGGTAGCGGGTCTGATTTTATCATATCGCGCTGCAACGACGCCGGAACATTGCTTGACACCGCGTTCAAGATCGCCCGCTCGACCGCACAAGCCAACTTTTCGGGCGCGATAGTCACCACCGCCGGAATTGCAACCCTCGCGCCCCCGACTGGCGACGCCGCCCTCTACTTGGCTAAATCAGGGTCCGCCAAAACCAACCTCGTTGTCGGGCAAACCGGCGCATTTAATCGCTGGTTCATGGCGATGGGCGACAATACAGCGGAAAGCGGCGGCAACGCCGGTTCTAACTTTGCTCTGTCCCGCTTCAATGACGCTGGAGTTTACATAGACACCCCATTTTTTATTAACCGCAATGATGCCACTGTTGGATTTTCCAGCACTGTTACGGCTAATGCTTTCAAAGCAAGCGGTCCTTACGCGTTACAGGTTACTGGTCTGGAAGTTGGCTCCGGGCCAACGTCCTACACTCAGTACCCCGCTATATGTAATCCATCTTATGG